CCATACTTTATTGAGTTCATTATTGATATCTGATGCAGGTATTTCAAGAACATTCAATTGATCAAGTGTAGCATTGTTTACATCTACACCATTGAATCTTAAATGGAACGAATCATCTGATATGAATGATTCCAGTATATCTGGTTCGATATCAACATTCTCCGGATTACTGAAGTAATACGTATCCAGATTAGTATGATTATTCGCATTGAATGAATATGATAACTCTTGAGATGTGATTGTACCATTGTTCATGTTGTATTTCATAGCCTTGGTATAATCATTGAATCGTTTACCATCATTCGATATGTATACCATTTCCTTTGGGAATGTTGTAGAATCATAGAAATCATCAACCAATTCAATTACTTCGAAATTACGCAATGACGTAAGTTTTGTAAGCTGGAGGGTTGTTGGTGAAGTGATTGTTATATTCTTATCGGTTAACTGTCTACCGTTTATCCAGAATTCATATCTATCAAATGATAATGGTGTTGGTATCATTCCAGTCAAATCAATGATTCCACTCTCATCAATCTTTGCTTTGGAATATCTACAAACATGAACATATGTCGAAGTTACTTTATTCACTTCTGGATGTTCCTGTTTTGTTGTAGTAAATCTTGTTGTGATGTCATTGTTAACAACATCTGAGAATGGTAATCTATGATGATTCTTAGAATCATACAGATAGTCGTATGGCGTTAATTCACCAATCTCATCATCAGCATTTACATTATCCGGATAATACTGAAGAGAGATTATTATGAACAATGGGTCATATTCTGTAAACGGAATTGATGATTTGGGTTTCAATACGAACTTTTCCGGAAGCTCATAATACTCAGATTTGTTTTCTGGTATGAGTACCCAATCAGTTACTGTTGGGATTGTTGAACCAGAGTTCGATATTGTCACCTTGATTACACCACCTTCAGAATTGTACTGATTCTTTTGTACACATGTGAATGTATACGTACCAACACAGTTACTCGGGATAATTGATTCAACCAATTCAAGTGATTGCCCATGTGTATCTTGGGATGTTTTGCATTTAATCAGTATATTGGATATTACTCCATTGAATGATGCAATATCATCATTTTGAACACATATCAAATCAATGGTTTCATCAACTGTGAAGTTTCGTATCGGTTGTACTATTTCGAATGATATCGTTTTGGACAATGATGCTGGTGTGATTTTGACATCCTTGAATGGATTCGGAATATACAAATCGAAATTTGTATAATCATATTGCTGAGATTGTGTATTAGCTTTGATATCACGAAATCTGAGTACTGGATTATTGTCATACTCATCACAATATTTCTTTCGATTTATTATGAGATATTGCTTATCAGCATCATCGTATTCATTGAACTTATACCGTTCGATTGTTTCGAAATGTTTACGAATATTGATATCGCGATACAAATCGATTGAATGATTTGCTTCACTTGGAACTGAGAGTACAGCTTTGAATACAACAGAACACTCACCTTCATCATTGAGTTCGATATCATCAAACACATTGGATTGTTCATATGCGAAGTAAACCAGTATGTTCTTTGAGTCTGGAGAAGTATTCTTTGGAGTTATCCTCATGATTGTATTCACTTTTCCAGTTTTGAAATTCCTTGGATTATCGATATTGACATCTGTTTCATATATTACTGATATTTCGAAATCATTTGGATTCAACCAAACATGATTGTCTTTATCATACATATATACTTCAAGCTTATCAGTATACAATAGGTCTCTGACATTATCAACCATTGAGATTGATTTAACAGAACGACCATTCTGAGTGTATATGATTGCAGATTCATATGAATGAACGTTGAACCAAGATGTTGGTTTCTCCAATTCATATATCATGTATTGATACTTTTCTGCTTGATTCTTGAGCTGTGTATTCTTATATTCCAGACGTTCAATCTTTGCGAGTATCTTCTGACGCTTGATCTCATCTGTTGTTCTTACATACTCAGCTCTGTCTCTTGCAATAGAAGATTCGTTTGCACTAATCTGAGCTTCACATTCATACATGTATCGATAGAATGTTGCTTTCTCACGTTCCCAAATATCAGCATCATTTGGTTCAGTACGAAGTATCGGATACTGTTGTTGAATTGATAATGGATTGAAGTTGTGAGATAACATGTTTATTGTTATCACATCATCAACGAAGTTTCCATTTGTGATATACAAGAAGTTGTATTTCTTATGGTCTTCATCTATGAATCTATTTGGATAGATATCAGAGAAGAACCAAGCAACTCGTGTATGAACATAATCACCATTATTCTGAACGAATAACGGATCGCCGGGTAATGAATACATATTATCGTATCTATCATCGGTGTTCTCTTTGATTATGTCAACATTGTAGAATGATTCATAATCTGGATTGGAGAATTCATCTAAGAAGTTTCGAATATTATCATCAACTATCTTACATTGAATATCATCTATCAGATATTTCTCAATATCTCCCGGAACAGTCAACTCCATCCATTTAGCATTGTTCTGATCAACTGTTGCTTCAATGAATCCTTTGTATTCAGAATGATCTATTTGAGTTATTCTCACTGGGAAGATATACTTCTTGTCATCTGTCTGTAAGTATACTTTCTCTCCGACATAATACTTGCCACCGATTCCGTTGATTACATTTGAAGCATCGGCTGGAAGATGTTTAACTTGTACTGGTTTCACATACAGATGACAACCATCGACATCTCCATAGTTTGTCATAACCATATCATTCAATACAGAATTCTCCAAATGAATGATATCAACTGGACCAGGCAGATATGTCTTCGGATTCAGTATGAGCTGTTCCTCATGCTCCAAAGTCATGAACTTATTTCCATATAACAATTCATAATCATGCCGACCGGTTTTGCCAGTAATCAGATTACCATTGTCTGTGGATGTATATTCATACTTACTCTGGAACTCGATGTTTGTTGTATTCACTTCAGGAATCAGTTGTTTAGGATATCCAAGTGCTCCTGCGGGAGATACTTTGACAAATGAGATATTGAATGCAATTGTTTCAGTTGAACCATCGATGAATGTAAGCGTACCATTATCAACAGAATACTCTTCATCATCGAATATAGCATACTTAGCCAATGGAACAATGTTTCGAATTGTATATGTTCCATTTGATGTTCGATTGTATATCGGAATGAAATACATCTTACGTATTCCGGTTTCCGTATTCAAAGGAGACTTGAAATGTTTATCTGTTACATCAACATCGATTGTGATATATCTCGGAAGCTTTGTATATTCTACTTCTTCAAATGTGATATTTGATATAGAATACATATCGAATCTCACATTGTTTATTATACTTACGCAGAGTGTGCGTATAAGAGTTCCCGTTGTATCACGATAAACTTCCATCTGATTTAACAATGTCTGATAGGTGTTCAACGATGCTATCGTTGTATCGATATAACGATACAGTCTGTCAGTCAACGTTATACACAAATAATCCATGGAATAATCATTGTTCTCATTCAATGATACATATCTACCCAAATTGGGTAATATCTCCAGTATCGGATCCAGTAAGAACTCTTCGTATTGATGTGAATTCATTGTCTGATTAATCTTCTTAAGATGTAAATACAGCTTACGAATATTCGGTTCTGCTTGATCAGTAAAACCAAAATTGGTATGCACATAACGAATCTCGGAGATAATCTTATTGATGAGCTCGATGTAATTGATCTTCACACCGGGGAGTTTGATATACTGACACGCTTCAAATTCTGTAATCATATCAGTTATCATATTTCTGATATGCTGTGCATTTTCAGTATTTGTCACATTATCAATCATTTCACGAATTCCTGAAGTAAAGAAATTGAGAGTCTTGATTGAATTCAATTGTGTAATATCTGAATCTAATTGATCCAAGAATGTTTTACAACAATCGATCTGTAACCACGATTGAGCATAATTTGTTTCAAGTATGCTCAGATAATATTGAACATCTGACAAGTATTGCAACAAATACTTTGCAGCAATTAAATCATTGCGAGCATGCATTGTTTCAATTGTATCAGTATCATCGAATCTGAGATAAGTATCGGTATTGAATTGATATCCTTCATAACCGATATTATCATCATCTTCTTTCCATCTGTACAGATAGAATGTATCTCCAACATACGAATTGTATGTATAAGGATATGCAACTTCAGCTATCGGTTGAGCTGATGCATTCAACAACCTCGGATATCCATAGAAGATATTCACATTATCAATCAAACCTTCCAACTGAGATATCGCAGTATGAATTGCCGGAGTTGATGTATACTTGGTAAAGTCGATAAAGTTGACAATACTCTTATCGATTACTTCAATAAGAGGATAATCAACATAACGTTTCTCATACTTCTTTCTTGTCATGATATCATAGAAGAATGATTGAAGTTTATCTTCATTACCATTCAACTGATTCAATGTATAGAACAAGAAGTTGATTGCAAATGGAGATTCAAACTCAGCACTCGTATCATCACCATTTGTTGAGATATTGGATGCTTCATAATTGATTTCCGAAGGGAATACATACAACAAGTCTGGAGATAATTCTTTTCTTCTAAGAATCTTGCTAATCATGTATTCCTTTCTGTATCCATTAGAGAAATACATCTGCGCAAGCTTGGCTAATCTGTTTTCAGCATACCAGTATCTGATATATCCAATATGATCGATTATCTGTTTCTCGAACTTATCAAAGTCTAAACTTTGTTCAAGTGATACTTGATCACATGCTGTTTCTTCAGGTGATTCAGTATCCGTATATAATACGAATATCTTGAATACTTCATCACCATTCAGATTATTCAAGTAGAAAGTATTTCCAATTCCAGCGAAGTGTTCAATGTCTGGGACATTAAACAACCAACAACCTTCGGTTTTGTTGTATTTCAATACGATGAAATTCTGTTCACTGACTGGACGTTTGAAATGTTTGTAATCGTAATCATCATACCAATTGACATTCAAATCACTCAATCCAACAAACTTCTCAGTCTCTTCAGACATATATACTGAACAAACTGTATCAATGAATTTCTTATATCCATCTCCGAAGTAGATACGAGTTGCAGCAAGTAATGTTTGTAGTTTAGCAAACGGAGCATTTGGATTGTTTCTCACATCTGGTTCTTGTGAATATCTCAGATTGTATATCGAGTAGATATTCTTGTATATAGACTCGAAGTATGTAATAGACTCAGACGGAATCAATGATGTAACGATTGCTCCTTCTTTATACATATCAAGAGCATCACTAATAACTCTCATACACGTTTGAGCATATGGAGTTATAATGTTATCAATGATTTCAGGTAATGACATCCATTGAGTAGATGTACCAACTGTACCGATTGCCAATATCGAACTCGATATAGATTCCAACATCGGACGAATGCTCAACAGATTGTTTATTACATAGAACGAATCCATTACTGGTCTATCTAATACAATCGGAGGAGTTTTGATATTCTCTTCATTCGCACGGTTGGTTGATTCTACGTACAAAGTATTTGAATCTCTATCAACTAATCGATTTCCGTTCTCATCATATGCAACACGTTTATCGATTAAATTCTCAAAACATATTGCTGGATATACATCCTTCAACTCGTTCAGATAATCTATCTGTACAAGAACAACAGTCACCTTTGCTTTCTCACTTATCTTCTTTCGAGTATAGGATTGAAGATTGGGTATATCAATTCTATCCTTTTTGAATGAAGCAAAGTTCGGAGGAGAAGGTTGAGCATAGTTCGGATCATATATAACACACAAGAATTTCTTATCCTTGCATTCATCATACACACTTTCATTCAATCCCAATGAATCATATGGAATAGAACTGTTCCTGTTTATAGTACCCATATTCACAGATGTGAATGAGAATACTTTACTTGTATCAAGCTTGTATACGGTGAATGTGACAGATTCAGAATATTTCCAACCTATCTTGAATTTGAATCCATGGTCATTGAATGCAATTTTGCAATCATTTACAATGAAACCGTTCCCACAGCATACAAAAGTGAAGCCTAAATACTTGGTTATTGACGAAGAAACAAACTCGGAATAATCGATGTATTGACCGTTTGCTATTGTATTCATCTTAGGTAATCTGTCCTTGATGAATGAGTCTCTGTCACCCATATGCATTTGATCATATGGGATATCGATTATATAATAATGAGAGAATCCTTCCGCGGTAACCTGTTTGTCTTTAGGAGTTCCATTAAACACGATTGCATGAGTATTAACTAAACTTCTACTCATTGCATTGCTTAATGACATCTTATATGTTTCTATTAAAGAATCATTGATATCATCGAAAGTATAATTTGAAGATTGCATCAGATCAATCAATCTGTCAAAACCTTTCTTATTACCAACAATTCCGAACGGTTGTGATGATAACAAGCTAAGGTCATGTAACTTCAATAATACTTTATTCTGGTTGATATTTTTAGTATCAATGAATTCTTTAGTATCTGTTGTTTTCAGATATTTATGTGATTCATAAAACCAGTTTTTGTAGTTTACCTTCACATTGTAAACCTCCTTTTTAGTAAAATTATCCGTTCGTCAGCATAATTATAAGTGACCCGGGCTTAGCCCGGGTCAATATAATGTAGATATGAGACAACCCCGCTATGTCACTTATTTTAAGGAGTTTCATTTTGACGAAACTATGTCGGAAGAATCAAAGGGGTAATTCAAGGCGAGAAATGCTTTTTGCGCTCATCAGCATCGCGCGGATGTGTGTATCCGGAAATTCTATGTCTCGAAAGGATGTGAAACAAGACAAGGAATCACTTATTACAGCGGGCTGGTCTCATATAACTAAGTGTGAGATATATCAAGAATTATTGTACAATTCTCGAATCTTCTCCTTCAAGTTTATGAGTACCTTATTTGCTCCGCCGATAATCATGATACTCGGAATCATACGTCTGAGAACTGATGTACTTGATACGAATACGGATATCTCTTCATTCGGATTACTTTCAGAGAATGGTTCCATACCTTCAGGAATAACTTCAGATATGATTTGTTTGGATGCGGCGTATACCGCAAGCTTATCTCCAACAGATACATCATCAGCATGTTCGATGTATACTTCAATCAGAACATCCGTATTGATTCCCTTTATAGATGAAGCCTTAATGGGTTCAACTGCGTAATCATATAATGTATCCAGTTTATATGGTGATGAAGATGAATCATATTTGTCAAGTATCTTACGACGTTTCTTATTCTCTTTGAAATGTTCATTCAACAATTCAAACAATGATGGTGATAATGATGTTAATGCTTTATTGGTATACATCTTAACTGCAACAACTGTTCCAGCAGATTTAGCATTCTTCGTACGTTTGAAATCATTTGAATTGTTTCCAAATGCTTGAAGGAATTTATCTACTGATTTATCACCAGTATCACCGAGTCCGAATGTAATCAATGGATCACCGATTTCAACAACATCTCCAACCTTAACAATCTGATCGATTTGATCAGTTGCAGATATCTTGATTTGTTGACACATCGTCAGAGATGTTCCCAAACGTTTACTCATCTTTCTGGTTATAAGACCGGCATCTTCATAAGTTGAGTATGTATCTGTGAATGCAACCTTTGCAATCGGTCCCATACAATAACGAACAACTCCATCTGTTCCTTTATGGAAGAACTTCTCATGATATGCCAAGATATCTCCCTTCTGGAATTTATCATTGACTTGGAATGTTGTCTTGAGTTTGTTGTTTACATAGAATCCAGAACCAGAGTTGAATGAATACTTCGGAGCTATATTGACTGCTTTCTTTTTCTTATCCTTGTATTCGATAATCATATACTGGTCATTCATATCGATCACCTTACCATCATCATCTGCAACTACGGAGAATTCATCTGTAAGATATGATGGAACGATTTCATCAACTCCATTGGATATGAGTACTGGAGCAGTATCTTCTGTTGCTATCATATGTCCAGACTGAGAACCTGCAATTGCAGTACGGATAGCATCATCACGAGTGATTGTTCCCGGTGTAAGAAGTTCAGTAAATGATGCAAGCTGTAAGTCATTCTTCTTATCATCAGGAGAATAGATCTTTGTATAACCACGAACAGATTCAACGTTCGGATCAATAACAAGTTGACGTTGAACGCCAACGTTTGCATTGTTCGGTGATGACATCGCAATCTTTGATATCATAGTTGAATTGTATGAACGTTTAGCTTCAGTGTATGCACGCGCAACATTCAATCCAGCATATCCCTTCTTGGTTATTGATTCTTTTGCATGTAATTCGATAACCGGATTAAGTGCAGACATCGTTGCAACATTCTCAACTTTCTGAAGTTGTGATATCAATGCATTAGGTGTGAATGCTAATAGATTACCACGTGCTTTACTACCGGAATTGTTTGTATACTTAGCAACTTCCGTAGCCAGTAAGTAATGAAGTATACCGGGAATGATTTCAGTTGATCTGATTCTGTACAATGAAGCATTCGATTCATCAACATGTTCATTATCACCCAACATATCCGAAGCATATATCAACATTCCAACCAGATCATTTGGTATTCCATAATGATCGCATACTTCTGCAGTTATAGGATCAACGAAGAATCTATAACGAGAGATGAATGTTGTCAATTGAGAGAATGCTGAGAAGAATAATGAATTGAATATGTCAACATATATTGATTGCTGGCCGAGTATCGGAACATCGAATTCCGCATATGTATGAGCTTTTGTATTCAGTTTGTATAATCCATTGAATAACAACTGTGCTGACAGTGAATTCTTGATTGCGAGAATCTTATCTTTGAATACGAATTTAAGATAAGAATGATCATCGAATGATTTGTCAACAAACTTGAATTCCATTTGGGATTTATTCAATACTGAAGTGATTCCTTCCCATGCACAGCAAGCAACACCCAATGGATACTTTCTACCAATCACGATTTCAGTATACATATGAATCTTGGTTGGTTTCAGTTTCTTGTACTCAGCCATTACACTTTCAGGAAGAGCATTCAGAATTGTATCTGTCAATGTTATTCCAGAACGTGTCAAACCAGTATCAGTGTTTATAACGATTGGAACTTTATTGAACATACCACAACAGAATTCATTCGGTTGTACGGAGATATCTCCATAACGTTTCAAACATTCTATTCTGGAGAAGTATGCTTCGAAATGAGTTTCTCTTATAATAATAGATCTCCACTTCTTTGCATATTCATCAAACTCGATTGTTGATACATATGAACGGTTTGTATTTACGAATGAACCAGCTCGAGTATATTTAGGATTACCGGATTCATCCAATTGTTTATTCATTACCTTTGCCAACATTCCGATGTCTACCAGTGAATGAGTATCATATCTGGTAACAGAAATCTTGTTGTAGTTCGATGTAAGCATAACCTTATTGGATGAAGTCTTCAATATTGGAATCGGGAAATCCTGTTTACCGATATTATTCCATGCACCATTGATGAAGAATCTTCCATTCCTTACAATAGGAATATGGACATTGATTGTGCTGGTTAATCCAGACTCTTTTGATTTAAGAGAAACTTTCCAGTTATTAACCAACGACAATACAGTCGATATATCGGTAACTTCGATATTCTTAACTTCGAAACCATTCGGAATCTTTTCCAACTGTTTGAATACTGCAACGATATCCTTATCAAGCATCTCATTTTCATATGCTTTTGATACATCTGCAAATCCAGTTCCTCTCATTGCACCAGGATTCGTTGTTGTTATATTCCTTGGACGAGATGGTGCAGGTAATGGAACATCTGTGACATTGGAGAGTTTCTCGATGTCATTCTTATTTAATTTGACATTCAACATATTTGCACGTATTGCAAACTCACGAGATGAAGATACGATATTCTTTGTTTGTGATTTATCTGTGCTCTGTAATTGTCCAGCCAACTGTTTAGAAGCATCATCGATATACTTCTTCTCGATATCCGTTGAACCATCGGGCGTTAAATCCTTGGCAATTTGTTTGTAATTATTTACATCAGCATTCTTGCTCTGATTAATCTTAGCCAACAATTGAGCATTGATATTCATTGTTTTAGCATAGTATAAAGAATCTCGTTGTTGTGCATCATTTAATTCTTTTACACCATACTTAGCCTTCAATGAAGTAATCAACTTCTCCAAGTCTCTGGCAACAGTCTTGCTACTGTTCTGAACATTTGATATTGTATCATCGGTGATACGTTCCATCTCGTCTTCAATTAATGCTTCATAATTTGTATTATCATCAGCATTGATGTTTCCTTCAGATGCAATCATTGTACCAATCTCTTCCATCATTGAAAGAATTGATTCCTTGTCACCAGTGACGTCATTGCTCAAATCAATCTTATAATCTGAATTAGTTTTCAATGAACGGAATACAATTATAAGATTCATTCTTCTTATCTTGGATTCAGACAGATATGCAGAAAAAAGAATACCATTAATGATATCATTATTAATCTCATCAATGATGATATTCTTGTACAGCGGATATCTTTCGATATCAACAACAAGAATATTCGGGATATCTGAATTCGAAGATTCAAATGGTTTGAATACATTATAAAGAATATCAGGAAGATTCTGACAGAGTTTCTCCTTAGGAAGTTTACTCTGTTTGAGCTTTCTGTTTATGATGTCAATGTATCCAGAGATCGGTATATAATAAGAACCATTTATGTTATTCAAGTCTTCTTTCTTTTCATACTTAACCAAAATGGGTTTTGGTATAAGCTTGGTATCAGACTGCATATACTCAACTCTCCGAGAGAATTCTTTTGCATCGATTTCATAATTGATTCCCAATTGAACCGATGGAACTTTGAATGGAAGAACTATCTTCTTATAATACACTCTTCCGGGAGAAGTCATATTCTCGATGAGTCGAATATCATATTCAAATGAATCCGTTAACAAGAACACACGACCATCATTCGGCATACTTGTTATTGGATTCTTAGTATAACTTTTCAAACGTGTTATATCCATAACAAAACCTCCAAACCTTTGTAATAATATAATAGTATATGATGGAAATTACAAACCCGTGTTCAGGGGGAGCCGGGTAAAATACAATATAAAGGAGGGAATAAAATTGTCTTTTGGAGAAATACACTCACCATTCATATGCGTTGACGACATAACAATCATTCCAGAGGATATGAACTTTGTCATTTATAATCCAAACTTGAATGACATGGATAAACGGGAATGTGTTCGCAGAGTGATGCAAGATAGGTTCAATGTCACATTGACAGAAGAACAGTTGGATGAAATATGTTCATACGACAAGTATCATCTCAATGAATGTTTAGAAAAAATAAAATCTTATATAGTTTAATGAAGACGGGGGCGTTAGCCCCCGTTATATCATTCATTAACTGCTTCAATTGAATCCTGTTTGTCCAGTGTCCAGAGTATTCCGAGAGCATTCCATATGCAAGATATCATATGGGGTTCATCTTGTTCTCCATTGATATACTGCTTGAGATGTCTTCTCATTGAATCCAAGAAGCATCCGCCTTTCTCTGCTTCCATAATCGGAATTCCGTGCTTCCAATTATTCACGCCGTACAGCTGTGCACCAGTCTCATAGTGCTTAGCAAGCTTCTCCAGCATTAAATTGAACTCTTCGATGAAATCATCAAATGTTAAATCGTGCATAAGTTCAATTCCCTCATAATTGGCGGTTGCCGATGAACTGGAATCAACAACGAGATTGATTATTAAATCAATTATGGATTCTCTTGTAGGAGTGAGATATGCGCACATCAGTAATGATGATTTGCATGCGTATAAGTATCCAGGATGCATATCATATCCTTCTTCAATCATAGGAAGATCTACCGGCTGATACGCACGACATATTGCACGGTTTATAACATCCCATATCTGGTCAGGGATTAAGTCATATCTACCCTTGCCATCCTTGGTGTTACGTCTTGCGCCGAGAGCGAATGCGTCTGGCTCTCCGTCAACCTTTACACCGTTGACCATGATCGGTTCTTCAGTCACTGATTGACTCTTGGGCTTCTTCGTCTTGGAAGCCGTTGACGTTGTTGATGTTGTTGTTTTCTTCTTGGTTGTTGCCATTTTGCTTTACCTCTTTCAGTTTATTTAATTCTCTATACAGAGAAATTATGTGCTCTTTCATTGAAACGATTACAGTTTGATTGATAAACTGTGTAATGTCATATGCCAGTACAGCGAGATATTTGTCATCGTTGGTCTGGATATCTTTGATAGAATTGTAATCCAACTGACCACCTGTCTGTTTGAAGAATACTTCCAGTGAACCTATCATATTCTTCTTATCTTCAGGAGTCAACTGATCACTGTAGAATGCAGCTACCTCATTGACAATTCTATCTCTGGTTTCAAGAATCTCACATATATTCTTTGGGCTATTATCACCAGCATCACCAAGAGTATATGATATTCTCGAAATCATTGAAGTGGTGTTGATGTTCTTACATGAGTTGAGAAGATTATACTTATCATCTTCTGAAGGTTCATCAAATGGATCAATCTGCACGGTGTATGAAGGATCAACTGTATCAACGTTGTCTCCATCTGTTTGCAACTCATTGTATGCATCGATTAACTCGTTGAATTTCTTCGAAGCATCTTCGTATGAACCCAAAGGAATCATATATTCATTCAATGGTTCATCAGACTCAGCTTCATAGAATACTTTCCTCTCAGCATTAGCAATGTAGATAACATCATTTTCATCATGATATGAAATACTCGGTGCTCCCATATATGATGTTATGCCGAATCTTGCCTCATTTAAATCCACACTATTAAAATCAAGAATCATGTTTATTACCTTCCTTTTCATTTATTTCGATAGCTCTCATCATTTCGTGAAGAGTAGGCTTTTCTGATTTAATTGTCTCCTGTTGTTTCAGTCTCCGTCTGCTCTCCAGCAGAGTCAGCACTTCCTGTTTCCGTCTCTGTATTGCTTCCTGTATCGGATTCATCTTCATCCTCCTTTGTTTTAAACAAATTAGAATATGCTTTCTCCATCTTCTGAAGATTCTCATCCAGACCACTTTCCTGAAGCTGTTTCAAAACTTCTAATGTTCTTGATTCATTGGAGAAAGCCAAATTCTTTTCCTTTTCTTTCATCCTTTTGTTTCTCATTGATGTTCTCCTTTCGAGACAGTTATAAACCATCCATTCTTTTTGTTTCCTTCGAGCAAACAATTGTAACCTTCGTCAATTAATCGTTTGATCAAAGATTCATATCCCTTGTCGGTGTTAACACAGAGACTGACTTTTCCGTCGGTATATTTCAAACGATTCGTCAGGTTCCCATATGCTTTTTCGCATTTTGCTTTGTTCTTCTTATCCTTTAATTTTTCAAACAACATAATTATCACCTCAAGACAAAAATGTTAATATGAAGATGTTATCATATCTTCAAATATAAAGGAGGCATGTCTTATGTTAGACAATTTCTCAATTCTAACAATTTCCCCATTCGTTGGTGTACTCAACGAAGCAACCAAATCCATAGCAAAGTGTTTCAAAAAAGATATAAACAGATATATTCCAATATTCTCATTGGTGTATGGAGTCATATTGGGTATAGTCGGTTATTATATCCCGGGTTTAGACTTCGGCGACAACCTGGTTGAAGCAATCTTTGCCGGTCTTGTTGGTGGTGGCGCTGCTACTGGCGTACACCAAACTTTCCATCAGATATCATCAAAAACAGACGATGCAAATTCTGAAACATCCGACATTAATAATTATGATGATTCACCTTCAACAGTTGTTCCTGAAGAAGATGAAGTCATCACATTAGAAGATGCAGATATTCCAGAAGATGCATTATCTGTTAATAATGATGAAGACGATGAACAAGATAACAATGCATCTGATACAACATCAGATGATACAGGGGATATTCAGGATGATGGCTCGTGTACCGAGTCAGATGAAACCCTCTGAAAAACTTAATAACTTTATGACCCGCCCCAGTACGGGGCGGGTCATGTAAAGCTATTTTCATTTCTTAACTACTCCATCTTTTACTAAGGTGAAGTCTCGAGCAAGTATTCCCTTGTACGTGAATGCTTTCTCTACATCTTCAACATAGTTCGGATTTTTATAATTAGATAATGATTGTCTTTGTTGTCTTGTCACTTTGATTGGTTGGTTAAGCTGATTATAGACTGCGACAACTTCATGATCTATAACCACCTTTGAAATCTTGTCTCCCTTTTTCATCGTTTAACCCTCAGGGAGATTCAACTTGGAAATGATATTACGTATGTCTTCAGGACATATGATTGCTTCCAAGTCAAGTACGGGTATGCCATATGCTTTTGCAAGCTGATATTCAGCGTTGCATCCTCTTGCAACTTTCCATCCAGGATAGAAAGCTACAATGTCAGATTTCGACATTAATTCTTTAATGCCGGAGCCGAAGAAGTATAATTCCGGATGCGTGTACTGACGAACTTCATCCTCTGGGATAGCTGAGCCCAAAGTCTGATGCATGACTTTAATGTCATATCCGTCAAACAACTCCTTCAGCTGTGTATCGCTTTCAAGGAAAGCTTCCATGATTTTATCATCTGATAAGCCTTTCATCGGTAACGATACAAAGATTTTTATTGTTCTCATGTCGTCCCCCTTTAAACACATATTGAGTGTTGTATGTAGGCATTCACTCATCGCCTTTATATTCAATTTTAATTCCTTCTATATACAGAACTCATTCCCATTAGGAGAAATGGTTATATGTGCCATCTCCCCAGAATGATGTGTAATGTGGGAAATCGTTCATGTGTTCGAAATAATATTCCACAGCATCTATGCAAGACTGTGTAACATTTTTTCGATAATACCCAACAGCATATGCAGGATTGTACTGATGGCGTGCCGTCAGAACATTGTAAATTGTTGACGGTAAACCATCTGACCAACCACCATCATGAACGCGGTTCATGACAGTTGCCACCACGCATGCTTTATCATACAGAGGTACCCAATCTGAACCATACTCGGCTCCGACTGTGTTGCAAAGATAGATTCTCTCAGTATCTGTGATATAGTTGAGAGAAGTGTAGCCCGAATTGTTTGCAACTGGCTGTGGCTCTTCATACTGAGTCACTATCTCGATATCAGGATTGCACTCTGTACAAATCCTTGCTTCGAGTCCTTCTGTTGATGTAATCGGAACACACTCGCTATTGAACCAATGACACGTTGATCTATGAACATAGTGCGTGGATGGTTTGTAAACGATGTATTCCCCAGTGTTATCTTCCTCTTCAACAATCGGTTCAGTTGTAACCGTTGTTGTTTCTTCCACGTTAGAAGTTGTAGTAGTTGTCGTTGCAATAGCTTCAGTTGTTGTTTCAGCAACCTCTTCTACTGTTGATACTACGCCTTCCGTTTCCTGAGCAGCTGTCTCAGTTGTAGAAACCGTTGTTGACGGTGAGATTGTTCCCGTCGATGAAAGAGTTGTTTCCACTGGTTTGGTTGTGGATGTGGTATGCTGTGTGGTTCGAGCCACCGTTGTTGTTACGATGTACTTCAAAGGTTTGATAACCCCTGTTGTGTCGTGGTTGGGCAGCTCTTCAAGAACGGATATTTCAACATCGTTCTTTACCGGTTCCTCCGATTTACTGAAAGCAGATGCAGTGAGACCGATAACTGATACAATGCCAATGGTAGCAGTCATGACAATGCTTGCCATTTTTATCGTGTTCCTGTTTTTGTTGTTGTAAATTTTCATAGTTTACTCCTTTTTGTTTTCTCGTTGAATTTGCTTATGTTTCCATAACCTGAGCGAATTTTATAAGAGATTTCAAGTCATGGAATGTCGACAAAATTCTTCTTAAATCCATAAGAAGATTATCTAGATAAATTTACACGCGTGCATTTTATTAACCGATGATTCGGTTAATACTTATTTGTCTGAGTTCAAAAACAAATATTGAGATACATTTATCTTGAACTCAGATAAATAATATGTATATACAAAATGAAAAAAATATATAGTCACAGCATTTTAACTGATACTATTCATTTGAATAGCGTACAGAAAATATACCAATACAGGGGAGACGATAATGATGCAGAAGTATGAAATGATCATAGGAATACTCGGACTGCTGCTTGGCTCTGGTGGCATCGCAGCATTTATTTCCGCCATACACCAGAAGAAAAAGATAAATGCTGAATCATACAGCATCTATGACCAATCAAGCATTGATAAATTCAAAGCCATTAATGAACAGCTCGAAGACATCGCTGATAGAGCCGTTGCACAATCGCAACGTGAAGCAGAAAGGAACGAAGCGTTGAATAATAAGATTAATGATCTTATTGAGAAAAACAACGATCTGAATGACCAAGTAGCTAATCTTAATAGGCAACTAAGTAGCATCATTAACTGGATAAACAATGAAGATATGTCATATAAGCAATGGATAAAACAAGAATTGGCGAAGTATGTCCCAGAAGACAAACTTCCCCCATTGCCTACACCTCCTACATTTTCTGGAATAGAAATCAAACAATAAGAAGAAAAATACCCCGGGCTAAGCCCGGGGTTTATAACTTCTTTATTCTGTTATACAACCAGCAGTGATAGCGATCCATTCTTTATTTTCGATATGAATCTTATCATTTACATAGTCATATATCTGAGACATATGGAATGGAGCATACATATGAACAAGCTCCGGTTCAAGGAACTGAACATCACATTCGTCTCCATCAAAGTCTGCATTCATTCCTGCAAGGATTTCTGTTGTGATAGATATTGTGTAATCATTCATCTTATAGTTTCTGATCTTATAGATACCGATTGAACCCATGTTGATCGTTGGTTCACGAAGCAACATAACCCACTTGGGTCCTTCGCGATGAATTATCTCATCAACGATATCTATGATTTCAGGACTATAACGCTGGTCACGTGCAAACAGATAAGCCTGCTCAAATGGAATGTGTTTTCTAACACACAGCTTCTGAGCAATCTTGAACTGATACACAAATACCAACATATCGTATGGAAGGTCGACTTCATCCAAACGCATGTTACATTCAAGAGTGATTACACCACGTGCAGAGAAGTCGAATGAACCACCGACAATCTCGGAACGTACACAACCAGTCTTCTTCGAAAGTTCAGTTGATATCAAGTGTTCTGAGCCTTCGATGTAATGTTTCTGTATCTCATTCAAAGCATCAATTACTTCTCTTTCGAGAATCATTGAATCAAGCTTAGCTGCTGATGATAACATCATTGAGAAGGGTTTGTTTATTCTTGGATAGAATAATGTTTCTGATGTTTTGGTTGCTGGACGATAAGCTGTTGAATAGATTGGTATCTTCGAGGTAAAGATACCAGAACGACTTTCCTTGAGAGTCTTCTTATCTTCTACCATGCTATTCGGTAAGCACTCATCAACAATCGCATCCCAGTTATTATATAAACCATCTAATCCAAGACCTTTGAGGTGATGTCTGGATTTAGGTACTTTTTCGAGTATTGTATCGAGATCATCCGCAGAGGGTCTTCCTCTTTTCTTCTTTCTCTTTTCGGATAATCCATCATCCTTGTCACTATAATGGATTGACTCAATCGATTTGTAATTACCCATAATCAGATTGAGAAGGTTTGTTCCAAAGTAGTGTTTTACTACTGACCAATATCTCGGAGTAATCACAACGTGTTTACCAAGATCTATCCAACCAGTATATCCGAAGTTGAGTGAATGTAATAATACCTCACCTTTGCATATCGGACAAATCTGACCAACCATATCGGCACCTGTTAACATGCCACAATCACATCTGTACTCATTTGCTGTGAAGAGTGGATTGTTTATCAATCTATCTATATCTACAGGGCCGAAGTCGTCTTCATTCTTAATGACAAAGCCATTGTTCTCAGCCATGTCAGTTAAGTATTCCACGAACAAGTTTGCCTTTTCGAGTTTCATTGTTTGCACCCCCAGTTTATAATGAATCATTGATCCAATCGAAAAGTTTACATATCATATCAAGTATATCCAGTGTCATTTTGGTTGATTCGTATACGAGAGGTTTGTTTAACATCGAAGGATCATTATGATTCACGATGGTATACGAGGATAACACACAATTGAGAATACTCTGAATGAATGTTTGTACATTTGCTTCTGTAAGTAAGTAATCCTTAAGATTATTTATAGAAGCAAATCTATGAATTGTATCAAGGTCTTTCTTTGTGAGAGACTTGTTTGAAGAAGTAACAGTCTTTGCGGTCAGTATATTGATTACAGGATCATTTACTGAACCTTCTTCTGATACTCCTTGAAGTTCCATTATGACCTTTCTCACATACAGCAACAGAATATATCTTTCCTTCTGGGAGATTGTCTTGGTACTGATGGAAGTATGGAACTTGTTGTACAACACAGCATTTATCAGCGTCGATGTCAAGTCATTCATCATAGGAAGATTCATGATATAGAAATCAAGACTTGACAGATTAACTTTCTCTGCAATTCTGGAAAGTATCATTGATAAGTCTCGAGTCATACACATGAACTCACCCGGATTAAATGCTCTGACTGCGTATGTCATTGATGCCGATGATACTGAATCATCGAGCAACTGAGAAGGGTCATCTACAGTCACGAGCGAATATCGAAGCTGTGTCTTACGAACAACTGATGCTGCATTATTAACAACAGACTTTATCAAACCTACGCACGAATATGTTGGACGTTTATTCTCAGCATCCCACTCTGATGCGAATGTGAGTTTAATCAATCCATTACACATCAAATCTTTTCTGAGAATAAGATTTGTCAGTGTTGTATGAGTAACACCATCAATTGCTCTCATATCACACATATTCGCATTTGATTTGAAGAACTGCTTTACCTGGCCATATACATAGTCATACAATACAGCATACATATTTGGATTACGCTTCTTCATTGTTTCGGTATATGCCATAGCAAACTTATCATACATGGTCTTAGGTTCATTACCTGTACTCATGATGAAATGTTCCAAATAGATATGAAGAAGCTTCATCTGGAAAGTCACGATGAATGAGTCGCGTAAGAATGACAAATCAAACAGACCTTTTACATCGTCTCCGACATCATTCTCATCAACCATTCTTTCAATCTTTTCGATTGTTTTCGGAGGAAATAATGTTTCATACAATTCATCATACAATTCATTGATTGTATTAATTGTATACTTCTGGGAATCAGTTATATTCTTTGCAATGAACATTGAAGTTATCAGATCATTATCTGGGTCATACAATGCACAGAAGAATGATACCTGTTCACATATGATATTCTGCATATCTGGTCTACGTGAACGAAGCTGGAATATCTCCATTGCAGGATCTTTTACCCGATCTCCGAATATCGCTTTGAAATTGACTATCATCTGTTTTGAATTATGACGGATGATTATGTCCTGGGGAACTGGTTCCCAGTTTCTAAAGCGCGTCTTCATATAACGTCTCTTATTTGCCCCCAATGGAAAATCGTTATATGGGTATTCTGTAGAATGCGTTATGTCATATGGGTATGGTTCCAATGATGGATCGTATCCATATATCAACGCTTTCTCAATCACTGATTGTTTCGCCATTTATATCCACCTCACATTTTATTTATTTTTCTTCTTTTAAGTTTATATTGTATAATCCCGAACGAAGACAATCAACATATCCCAAAAAGATATTATCTTTTTCTTTTAATTTATCTTCCATTCCTTCGGTGATTATCGGATATAAATATTTGAAATCATCGCATATGGTTAAAGCCAACGGAACATCGGTTGTTGTACAATAACGAATTATATCCAAATCCGTTGTTACAAATGTCCAGTTTACCCTATCCTTTATAACGGGGACGATGTCCCCGTATACATACGATACTTTCATCTCAAAAGAATGCTTGATGTATCCTTCTATATGTTGAGAGTATTTCTTAGAATAGATACACAAGTTGGTCACCCCAGCATCCAATGCTCCACTGAATATCTTATATGGAAATAGATTCGTGGGTGCAACGGAAGTAATGCTTCCGTATATGGCATTTTGCAATTCTTCATCACTGAATTCAATGCCATATTTCTTTAAATAATCTTTAATATCATATTCTTCTCTACCTACATAATCCAACATCAATTGTCTATTCGATAGATTAGATATCGTATCATTGTAATGGTTGTCTCGCATATAAACTGCGATGTTATATCCAATCAATGATACGATATCTTCATATGATATGATTATTCCTTCTTTGCCGATGAATGTCAAATCAACCATACGGCATGATTAGAATGGTGAGTCGCCTGTCATATCTTCTGATGCAGTTTCAGTAGCTACCTGAGGCTCCTTCTCTGATACTGCTCCGAAGTAATCATCAGGAAGCTTTGCAGCAAGTATCTTCTTATATGCAAGCTCGATAGAATCCATAAACAGTTTCCATCCACCTATCTTACCGAATATGGATTCGAATGTACAAGAAGCAGTTCCAGTCTTATCCTCGATAGCAACCTTGATATTTGAAGGTGAACCCATGATAGTTATCTTTCTTCCGCCTCTCTCAGAGAATACGTTGATTGTTGAAGGATCAGCGTCCTTGAGTGTGAGAAGAGCCGATACTTCTGCAGGGCTGAGATATACAGTAGGAAGCTCGTTGGGCTTCTTCTTCTCATATGAGAGCATTCCCGTACGAGGATCCTTTCCTATTACTGATGCAATGTATATCTTGAGCTTAGGTGTGCCTGAAGGAAGCCACAGCTCGATTGACAACATTCCGTCATCTCCATATATCTTCTGGAAACGGCATGTGATATCGGGCTTCTGTGGTCCACCAACCTGTCCGTTATTACCGAATCCTCGGTTGTTGTTCTGATAATTGTTGTTCTGGTAACCATTGTAACCATTGTTCATTGGCATATTCATCATGCTCCTTTTAAATATAATTTTACGAAATCATCTATAGATAACTCCGCTAGATTTTTGTTGTATTCAAAGTATACAATTATGAAGTTTTATTCTTCTTCATCATCATAGATATCACGTATTGCCATGATAGTTTCATATATCTGACCAGCATCTTCTTGATGGAAGTTAAATGTTTCTGTAAGAATGTTATCATTCTTTTCATCATACTTAGCAACCATCTCTTTTGATTCGATGTCATCTTGTGAATTGTTTACGAATATCGAAATCAATTCATACAATGTCTCGGCAGTTGTATTGAGCTCGACGATAGTCGAAGGTATATAAGCATCCATCAAAAGTTTCTTTTCAATGGAAGATATAACCTGCGTGAATTTGTCCGTGAAATATTGATTAACAAACTCAATTGCTTCATCCTTTGTTCCAACATCATCGGGTAACTCATCACCGTGATCTTCCAATAATTCAATTATTGAACGAAGATGATCGGTTATGTTTAAATAATTAACATACCAACCATATGGGTCGATGAATATGTTATCTCCTGCAAGGTTGTTGAATTCATCGTTGCAGTCATAAGCGACTGCAGCTCTGGATTCGATGAATGGATACAAACTGTCCCAATCCATAAAATATCATTCCTTTCATATTAAAAGTATATTAATCTTGACATGGTCTCTGCACCCTGAGTCTCAGGGAATACAAAATCAAACAATCCACCAATCTGTTTGTACGGAGACAGAATCTTGTCAATGGTGAAATCCAGATCAAGAGACTTAGCCAAATAATCCGGCATTACCTTATATTGCTCGGGCAATGAACAATACGGAGTCTTCTTTTCATTTGGATCTGGTACGTGTAGTGTATCGAGTAATTTTCGAACCATTGGGTCATTCTCATTCTCATGCATCTTCTTCCAAGACAGTGGTACAGTCTTAACTCTATCGAGATCTTTGATTAAATCATCCGGATGCATTGCATTCCAAATGACTGCACCAGTGACATATGCTGGAGGAGCCTTTGTATATGATTCAATCGGTTTAACACTTCCTCCTTTTAATAAGGAAGGATCTCTCAAAAGTTCTCGCTGTAACATTCTTCTCTGTTCTTGATATGATTCATATATCTTCTCTGGACGAATCTGATTCGTTGTAAGAATATACTTATCATACAATTCAACCATGATGTCTGATAAGAACTGAGAAGAATCTCTCTTCTTAAAGGATAATCCCGTGAATCCTATCTTATGAGGATTAAGAGGTTTGCCTTCTTGGATAAGTGTAGATTGTGCATACATCTTCTTGGAATACAAAGTCATCGCCAAGAACAAGAACTCATTCTTGAATATGAACTTAGATGCATAATAAGGATCCTTGATACCACAACCTTTAGCTTGATACTTAACAAACTTCGGTATGATATTATCAACGAACAACATCTTTCCAAATGCAGATGCACATAATGCTTTATCTCTCCAATATGGAAGATCATCCACGAATAACTGATCGAAGTAAGAAGCAAAATGAACCATGAGTGAATCTGTATCCGTTACACATACGATGCATCTTTTCATAGAATCACATCGAGCTTCATTGTCATCCATCATGTATGGATATACACATGAATCAAGTACAATGTTAACAATTTCAGACATCTCAGTCTTTATTGCTTCCGGATATCCTTCACCATAACCCATGTTCTGAACATCTTGTTTATTAAAGTTTTCGATATCTATCAGATTACGTTTGATATGCTCCATTACATAATGAACCTTATTCGGAATCTCATACTGTAAGACACCTTTGATGTTGAATGCATAATATAATTTGCAAACATCATCTTGTGGAAGAGTCTTAAGATATTCTAATAAGTATGCATAATCCTGTTGAGATGGATGGAAAACTTTCGCAATCAGATAATCACAACACTGCTTTGGAGATACCCCAGCATTGTGAACTCGATGTATTCTTTCTTCTTCATCAGTCAAAATTATATGTATGAAATCATATAATTGAGATATAGAAATCTGCATTCTTTCCGTAGTATTACCGGAAGCCATCTCGAGACAGCAGATTAAAGTCGTCGTCAAAGCCTTTGCTGAGGCGGTTGTCGCCGGCGGAATGTATTGAGAATAGAATGGTGAGAGTGGGGTTCCTGAACCACCATACTCCGCATTCATGATTTTCTTTACATTCAATTGAGCAGTCTTTTTTATCTTATACTTGATGGAACCTTCATCACAAGCAAACATTTCTTTCTTCTTTACGTCACGTTTAAGCTGTAGCGATTCCAGCATTTTAACCGTTGGCGCTTTGAGTTCTCCATGTTGCTTTACGAAAGTTCCATTTCCAGTGATTATAGGTTCTCTCTGCTCAACCCATTCCATAGTTCTCGTTAATGATGTTTCAATTGTTTCATTTGTAATATCATTATGGAGTACACATGGAGTGTCTATCATGTTATCATAACTGATTTTCTTTACTATCTTTCTTACAACATCCGGATTTAAGTCCGGGTGCATTTGAAGATACAGCTGAGCTAGTTGCTCGTCGTGTCTTTCTATAACTGTCAAAAGTAATCACACACCTTTCTATTTATTTCATATCATATGAGGAGGGTTTGTATGGATGAAGATGAGAATGTTGTTCAAACACCATCAATCAATGGCGTTGAATTAACGGAAGAAATGTCCTTGACGGACATTGGTATCATTGAGTTGACCCCCGAAATGGTTTCAGAATTGTTCTTGGAAACATTCGGAGTTACTCTGTAATGCACGTTAAATGAAACACATCTTTGAAGTTTCATTTTAACAATATAAATGTATAAATAAACTTTATGAAAGAAGGTAATTTAAGTGCTTGATTATATCAAAAAACAATTAAATGTTGATGATGGTAATTCTGTAGTAACTGAATCAGCCGTTGTTAATAACAACGACACCAACGATGAAGGTGTCGATAATTCTGTTCTTCTTGAATTTGCACATCTCTTCCAGGAGCTTGATGAATTATCAGAGACTGGTTCTGGTGCATTGGCAAGAAACAACGGTATCGATATTCCTTTGGAGGATGACCTCGAGGTTTCCAATGTTGAGCTAAATCTCATGACTGGAAATGTTCTTGTTCCTGGAGATGCTTCTGTTCAGGAAAGTGTTGAACCAGAGCCTGAGATGAAGTCTTATGAGGAATTCTACAATGAAGCATATGAGACTCATTCAAGATTCCCTCGTGAAGATGAGAATACATTCCTCAACAGAATGAAGGTTACTGCCGACAAGGCTTATGAAGCTTACATTGAGCAGTGCTATCAGGAAGGTCTGTTTGACTTTGGTAAAGTTAAACTGGATGATCCTTCTGTTGCTTGGAATGTCACACTTGACTGGGGATTGGTATCCGGTACCGCTAGTGGAATGAAGACAGTAGAGCTCAAGTATGCTGCCCAAAGCAGGAAGATAACAAAGAAACAGCGTGACACTGGTGTTATGCTTGCTAACTCTCCATCAATAGTTACCGACCTGATGAAGCTGTACGTTGAAGCTTTCAAGCAGAAGGCTGCAACAATGCCGAATGCTGAGACATTACTTGCCAATGGTTTGGATGCTGTATTGAAGATAGACTTCATCGGTATTCCTGAAGCTCCCAAGGCTACAGACAAATATGCCGTTGTAATATGCGCATCTACAGCAGTTCCAGGTCTTCCTACATGTGATCTGTACTTTGAGTTCTCAATACAGAAGTCTCAGAATCTTACAGGTATGACGACAGATGTTCCGATTGTCAGCAACACAAATGACCAGATGATGGGTGCACGTACTGGATTCTTAGACAGAATTCAGATGGCTCAGGAGTCATATGTTGAAGGCAGAAGAAGAATCCGTCGTTTCGATGATGACGATGCTTATTACCAGGAAGCAATCGACTTCGGTGAAGGTGGCGGAGATGAAGGTGCTGCTGAAGTTAAGGGTGATGAAGCTACGGATGAAGGTGGTGCTGAAGTAACAGATTCAGGTGAGTCTGAAGCAAGAGAAGCCATCGATACAAACGATGTATCAGATAAGATAGTTGAGAAAGTAAAAGAGACTGAAGCTGAAGAGAAAGGTGCAGTTGACGACGTTAACATCGATGATGCTGATTCAGTTCCTTCAGATGATAACGGCGGAGAAGAGAAAGACGCAGTAGAAGATACTGAAGTAAGTGATGCTGCTCCCGAGGATGCTGAAGTTGCTGATTCTGAGGAAGGTGATTCTTCTGATTTCGATACTTCGGTTCCTACAAACAACGAAGACTTCGATAACATGACAATCGAGGATATGTTGAAACTCGGCGAAGATAAGCTCAAGACTATGAGTATCAAACAGCTCAAGGATTTCATTGCTTCTAACGGAATGAATGAAGACGAGTCTGGTAGTGAAGGTGAAGAGCCTGATGTAGATGCCGAAGACTTTGAGTCAGAAGCTTTCTTCATAACAAAGAAGAATGTTAATGCTGCACTGGATGCTGCACTGCGTGCCGCGCTCGGCATACTGAACGAGAATGATATCTCTTCAGATGAGATATTCAAGAAGTTCAAGAAGTTTGCTAAGAAGCTCAACAGGGTTTCTGCAAAGGCTTCTAATATGAGTGAAGTATATTCAGAGGAAGAGCGCAATAAGATCGGTGAGCTCAACGAGAAGCTTATCAAGCTTACAGGAGATATGGGTTCGAAGTCTAAGGACGTTGCTACAATCAAAGCATCTCTCAAGGATTTCCTCGTAACTGCTCAGGCTGTTGGTAAGATCGTAGAATCAAAAAAGTAATATCGAGGTGATAAGCTTATGAATAATGATCTTAAATCCAAATTGGATGCTATTATAAATAATACATCCGGCACATATCCCACGAATGATATCAAGGGATTGGCTGCAAATGGCATGAGTGCTGACACAAAGGGTACAATCGATAAGCATGTACTTCGTGAGAAGATATCTCTGAATGTGTTGAGTGATCTTGTTCATGCTATGATGTCAGATGAGACAAATCCTGATGTTGATAGGATGATAGACGACAGAATCATGAAACATATCCAGAATGATTATCAAGGAACATGTAATTCTTATCTCTGCAAGGCGTGCGCCTCAACAAAGGATCCTATGTGGGATGAAGTTATACAGGAAATCGATAAGAAGGTCGATGAGATAGTAAACGCTGATGAAGAGGGCACTGATACTGACACATATGATATCGATACCAATTCTCTGTTAGAGGGTATCGACAACTATGAAGCCTTGAGACAGCGTCTGAAGGATGAAGTATCTCAGAAGATCATCAACGATGTCAGCAAGGTTATCACAACATCAAAGGATACTCCTTCATTCGACGGCATCGATGATAAGCTCGCTAAGGATGAGAATCCCGAAGAAGATAACTCTGTAAATCCCGAGACTGGATTGACTGAAAGTGTTATAGTGAATCTTAGTGGTTCACTCTACATGGAAGAGTATAATGCTGGTAACGAGATATCCAGAGAAGATGCTTTGGAGATGGCAATTGTTGAGTATTGCATCAACAAGATGGATCGTCTTCTGAAGCAAGAAACAAAAGAAAATATTTATACAAAATACAATATCTAAACAAAAAATGAATCTCCCGGCTTAGCCGGGAGATTCTAAATGCTGTTTGTTTACTTGACAGAATCGGCAATCTTTGCCAATTCTATCTTTTCTTTTATTTCGGCCACACTTTCCGTGCAACGGAACTCGTGTCCGTTGATACACACGGTAGACATATATCCATCCCCGTGTGGATCATCATAATAGTAATCGATACGATCAATGTTGATAACGGTTTCTGAATTTGCCTGTGTGTCAGCAGGGTGATACCCTGCCTTAATTCTCAAGTTTAATTTAATGAATAACATGATTTTCTCCTTTCAAAAAATAACCCCGGCATCAATTGCCGGGGTTTTGGGTGGATGGTTTACTTGCTGAACTTTGCAGCAAGTGACCGAGCTTCTTTGAGCTGGCCCTCCAGGTTTTCTACTTTGCCAGCAAGGCGAGCTTTTTCTGCCTCGATTATGTCCTTGGCTCTCTTAAGCTCGTTTGTTTTATCATTTGCCTCATTGAGTTCTTTGCAAAGGTTGTCGAAATTCCTCTCAGTTGTAAATTCTGCATTGGCTCTGATCTCTTTTGCCAATGGCAGTAACTGCTTGAGGAAAGTTATTGACTCATCTGCTTCTACATCTACGGAAATATTGATTCCTCCGAGATCTGCGATGCCTGTAATCTCTGCCTTCTCGATGTTAAAATTGAATTTCATAACATGTCCTTTCTGCTCTTGCGAGCTATGGCGGTAATGGTCGCCACCCTAATAATTATTGAGATATAGAATTATTTTTATTCTTATCTCATATTAATAATATACATATGAAATATCAGATTATTCCGGTTTACCGGCTTCCAAAGGGAGTGAGCATGCTGAGCTTTATATCACCTGCATATGGTACTATATCACCAGGCTTAATCATATATCCGTCTTCGGGTAATACTTCACCATCAATCAGAATCGGATTCATTGTGAAAATTACCATAGCAACTTCATCTGCATAGACTACATGCTTTGGTTTAATGTAACCATGTTTGGTGATAACGTATCTGCAGTTATATAATGCAGATGCTGATGGTCTGATTGTTGTGTAGACCAATTTGCCAAATAACAACATTGGTTCCATTTTCATATCCATATAACTCATAACTATTTCCTTTCTAAAATAAAATTGTTTATTATGGTTCCCCGGGCTAAGCCCGGGGAATTATATAATTAAAATCAAGCCAACATATCATCGATATTCATTGGCTTGGTTGTTCCAGCATTATCGATAGCCGGAGATATGAGCTTCTCGAGCTCTTCTTTTGCAGCGGTAAAGAATGCAGTACGAAGTTCCGGATTATTATCGATATCATCATAGATATTCTTCCAACGATAACGCTTTTCTGTTTCTGTACCATCTGCATTGATAACTTTCCATCCTGCATTGTTTCCTTTGAGCCTTCCTTTTGCTTTAAGGAACAGAGACAATGAACGATAGTTATCAACACCATTCTCATCCTTATCAATGACAAGGTCAAATCCAAGTCCAGTCTTTGCATTACCAGACTGATTTGTTGAACACTTTATTGGTTCGAACAGTACGGTGTTACCATTGAATCCATCGTGCTCTTTGGTATAACGTGTATCATTTGATGAATAACCTGTGAATGACATGTATGTTGAAGGATCATACTCCATTGCTGTTCCACCAGATACTCTATCAGATACAGAGCCATACTGGAACTGCTTTGAAGGAGATGCAAATGTTGTAGAAACATTACCTGTCTTATGAGCAATACACAGAATGATGATGTTTGCTTCCTTTAACATTGGAACGACATCCATCATGAATCCACGTATAGTCTTTGCAGTTATCGCACCAACCATATTGTTTCTCAGTTCCTTATTTGATTCGAAATCTTTGTTTCCAATCTCATAAGCATCTTCAGATATAACGATATGCTGAAGTGAATCTATGAGCATAATGGTCGGTGGCATCATAAGTATCGGGTGATTCTTATCATCTACTTCTCCAGTATCCTTTAACAGAATATCCTTATGACGAGTCTTAGATTCATATATTTCTGCGATATCTCTTTTCAGAGTATCGAATCCGATTGCTCCGGAACGAAGAGCATATCTCGGATGTTCAGCAGTAAACCAATCATCAGGAAGTCCGGAAATCTGTTTAGCTCTCTGAAGAACGAGTCTACCTTCACCATCATAATGTACGATGTTTCCATCATATTCAGTTCCAATGTTGGACACGATTTGCATTCCGATGGTTGTTTTGAATGATTGAGACTTACCCGAAAGGGAGTTGAACGAACCTGCCTGAAGACCAAGAACTTTTCGTTTCTTTATAACCTTACCAGTTTCATCACGAACCAACACTTCATATCCAAGTGTATAATCGATAATCGGAATTCCTGTTCTATAAGAATAATCGATTAAAGTATTCTTCTTGAATATGTTGGATGATGATCCTGATGCAAGTATATCCATTAAACTTGCATCTTTTAGTTCGTCATTTAATATCTCATCCTTTTTCTTAGCCATCTTACTATTTCCTCCTATTATTCATTTTTGATTTTAGATTCATACTCATGTATTTCTTTCTCTGCATCTATATTATATTTATTCGAGATATAATTTATGAGTGAATCTATTGGCTCTTCAATACCATTGATATTATTTGATGATTCATCATCATTTCGGATTAATGATGTATCTATTAAATCATCATTTTCTTCTTTGGTATTGACGATTTGGAATGATATGTTTTTGTTCTTCTTTGACATATTCATTATCGAATAATAAGATTCCATTTCTGTCTTTGGGGTATTGGATACATCTATGATGAATCTTGTTGGAGTTTCTATTCCTTTGGATATCTCTGTTCTGAGTGTTTCTACATTATCAATGGATTGTTTCTTATATACAATGGCGATTGGATTCGGAAATGTTTGCATTTCAAAGTTATCATTGCATATCGTAAATACTCTGGGTTCGGGTTGTCCGAATTGCCATCTCAACAATGGTCCAGCATAGAAAACATTGTTCCCGAAGTCCGTGAAACCGTGATAGTGACCGAATACACACAATTTGGATATCAGACCCAATTGTTCAACTGAATGAAGAATTTCATAGTGCGCACACTTGCAAGGAGCGAGCGTTTGTGAAGACATTGGACCATGCCCAACAATGATGTCATATTTATCATTGAATAATTCAGTATAATCAATCTCTCCGTAAAGTTGGGGAAGATATAATATCTTATGACCCAATTCGTTTATGTACACATAGTTGTCTTTAGCATAATAAACTCCTTGGTTCAATTGATATAAGAATGGAAGGAATATTTCATATTGATCGAAATCATGTGAATGAGTTCCTTTTATAAAATGAACTGGGACATGTGGATTACGTGGGTCTTTGGATAATCCATTACATACCAGCTTCATCAGAAATGTGGTTGCAAATTTGTATTCTTCGATATTCATTCGGTGGTCAAACAAATCTCCACATACGAAGATGCAATGACACTTCTCTTCATGATTATGTATTATCTCAAATAACATATTCAATGAATCCATGAAGTCCGATTGTTTTAAATTAACACCGAGATGAACATCGGCGATGAATGCATACAATGTAAATCACCTCTTTAATCTGTTGGATCCTCACAGAGTTCATGGTAACGATACCACTCGTCATACCATGTTTGATATTCATCGGAGAATACGTTAACAGATTCTTGTCCAAACATGTTCTCTTTAACAACAACATGCTTAGCATATTCTGGTTGTTTATTTATGATAGAAATAACTGTCTGGGGTTTTCTATCTTCTGTGAATACATCTATCTGATTTGTGTACGGTATCCAATACTTACGACACCCGTGCAGATGACCATGGATATTGAGTTTATTCGTATTCACCAGCGGATAGTGTGAGAAGAGGATATCTCTCCAGATGAATGTATACACAACTTGAGCGAATCCCATATTACGGTAAACTTCATAATCGAATAAATCATTATTACCAAGACAGAGTATCTTTGTTCCCGGTAGTGTAGATATCACGTTAGCCAACTCATCAGAAGCACCGAACTCTCCATCACATAAGTCTCCAAGGAAGATACAACAGTCTTTATCAGTTACAGTATCTCGATAATTGTTTATGATTTCATTGAAATTGTCTCTGGGTTTGCACTTCTTCTTTCCCTTCTCCAAACGCACAAACAGATGCCAATCCGTTGTCACGTATACCTTACCGCCAGCACGTTCAATCTTATTGATTAGCTTTCCGATAGCAGGATTTGTTTCGGGTGTTGCATTATGACATAACTTGTTTCTTTTTGCTTCAGAAACGGAATGAATATTATCAACATTATTCATGATATTAATTTCCTTTCGTAAAAAATAAACATGGGCGTTTAAACGCCCATGTTTTGTATCTGATTTACAGTTTTAACTTCAATACCATTCTTCTTTGCTTTATCTACCTTGGAAGATGTAAACATTGGATTCGGTATAACAACCAACTTTGCATCTTTAGAGAATTTATCTGATACACGATACCCCAATGATTCAAGTTTCGATACAACCTGACCATCTCGTGTACCAGATAAAACTGCCAAAGGTTTATCCAAATCAATGATATTTGTTGTGGCTTTAAATGTTATATGTGGAATGATTTTCATGATATCTTCCCAACAACGTTGAATATCTGTTATGATGATATTCATTGTCGTTGGTCCTATGCCCACAATCTTATCATTGTTCGGATGAATACCAAAAGCATCGAAGAATTGATTTGGTGTTGACTGGGAACATACTTGCTTCAGTACATTCCCGAGTACCAAGTTGTCACGATACTTGGGATTGGAATAAACAATCATTTCCCATTTTCTTCTTTCTACATTCTTACATGGTAATGCAGAAAGCCAACGTATTGGATCAACATCAGTTGAAGCTTCCTCAATAGATTTTCTTACATTATCTGCGGATACTACCCCAAATCCCTCCAAGACAGATAAGCTATTATAATTGATTTCATATAAAGAAGATATAGAATGTATGTGTCCTGTTTCGAACATTGCTTCAATCGTTCTTGTAGATATTCCGAACATCTTCATGTTCTGAACATACTTTACTACATTACCAACATTCGAAGCATAACAATTCGGATTACCACATCCAATTGTATTTGGCCCAATGTTGGTTAACTGAGAACCACAGATCGGACAAACATTCGGAATCTGAATCTTTCCCAGAGTTCCGTCATGTTCGGAAGATACAAGATAAGGTATAATATTATACATGATATTTACCGTATCTCCCAGATTGAGATCGAGTTCTCTTAGTCTTTCCAGATTAGATAGAGATATTCTGTTTACAGTTACATTACCAAACTTGGTATCTTCAACGAGTGCAACCGGAGTTATTCTTCCAGCTATACCCATTGAGAACTCTATTCCTTTGAGTTTTGTTTGTTTCTGGAGATTGAGTATCTTTATTGCTACTTCTTTAGAAATGACTTCAGTCTTCAATGGTTTGCAGTGTGATACAACAACTCCATCACATTCATAATGTAATCCATTGAATTCCAATCGAGCATTATCTTCAAGAAGATTTGCGATATAACTATCCATTGCATCATATGTGAGTTCCGGTATACCGCCATTCATTTGTTTGAAGCTTATCGATAATATCTTCAGAATATCAGCAACATATAACTTCTTATTCTTTATCTTCCTTAATGGAATGAGAGTTATGTCTTTGCAAGCTTCAATGTTTCTAGATGATATAGCTGCTTGTGCAGCATCTCGCGGACGTTTATATTTAGAACTATACAGTTCATCATATGTCTCAACGGGCATGATTCCTTCAAACTTGATTGCATCATAACCCTTGGTCCATTCATTATGAAATGAATGATGCTTAAATAAATCTGTCACATCAACAGATTCATTGTTTGTCATATCTCCACGAGTATAGAATCTGTTTGCATTGATATCATATGCTATTGATATACCATCAAACTTCGGCTGAAGTATGATGCTGTAATCATTGAGAGGAACGGGATTCTTTTTAATGAATTCTTCATATGTTAATAATCCCGGACGCATTGGTTTAGTTACACCGAATGCTTTTGGCAAAGTACCAACGATATCTGATATGGAATCAGTTTGAGAGCTTCTCAGATAAGGTCTCTCAGACTCAGAATGCTCTTTAAGAAACTGCTCGAGAATAGCGTCATACTCAGAATCATCTATCAATGGATGACCTTCGTTATATGCTTTTTGATACTTCTCAATTTCTTCTTTTGTTATAGGCATCTATAATCATCCTTTCTGTTTCTTTCCTTCGTTTTTCAGATTGCTTATAATCATTGATTTTCATCACACCAAGCTGACATGCTTGTTTGTCATCGTGTGCAAATAAATATATTATGTACTTAGAATGACGCTTACCATCAATCGTCATTGGTGATTCTTTCTTAGTCACCTTGCCTATATTCATGACTCTGGTATCTCTTATCATCGTTCTTTCGCACATAACAGCCCCTGTTGATACAGTGACTTTATAAAAGCCCGTATCTTCATCCGAAATCTTATCCAATAATTCATCAACATTATCGGCATATTCGGTTACCTCAAAATCCGGTTCATCATAAAACATTTGTTCAAGCTTCTTTTTAGCAGTATAAATCTTATCTTTATCAGTAGATGAACAAATGTATTCTCCAAGTTGTGTTAATAAAAACATCATTAAACATCTCCCCTTTATTGAATATATTAGAATAACTCGTTAGCGCGTCTGTTCATTTCGGCAAATCCATCACTCCATGGATCCGGATCATCCTTAAACCATATAGGGAAAGGTTTCTTCGTATTCAAAGGAATCTCTCCTTCGGAAATACGTTTGAGAATTACATTCAATGGCAATCCCCTATAATTATCGGCAATTGTCAATGGATGCTTTCCTCCCGTTCTTACATAATCTTGGTTATCAGTATACATAACTGGCATGCGTATACACTCCCTTCAAATTGATTTATACGAAGTTTATCAACTCCTTACATGAAAATGATATAAATATAAAAAATAATATATCCCCGGGCTTAGCCCGGGGATGAGAGTAATATATTAGTATCGGTTATTTGCCCATCTGTCGAAGTTTGGATCCTTGATTTCTGCAGGCATTTGAGCATAATCTTCCTTGGGTTTGCTCCAATTCAGCTTTTGTACGTCACGACCCTGGTCAGTACGATAAGCATCGTAATCCTTCATAAGCTGGAATAAACCATTATCAAGATTAAGACAAGTATTCATATCATGTGAAAGAATCTTATCAAACTTGGTTATCTCTTTGAGAATAGTCTGTGTCCATTTGATGATCTTGTTGTACAAGTTTCTGTCATAACCATACAATGTGTTTGGTTTGCCTTCCATCTTTTCCATAGCATCTGCGATGTCATTGAGATTCTTTCTTGATATCTCAAGATAGTTTGCATACTTCTCGAATATGTTATAGATATTGACTGATTTGGTTTCAACAACTCTTTGCATTTCGTCGTCCTTGTCAGTCTTTTCGAGTTTCACTATATCACTCAAACCTGCACCTCTGGACAATCCAAAGAACAGATTAGCCAACTCATCCTGGTTGGTATCTGTAACAATGACCTTGCTCTTGGTAAACACAGTCTGTCTGAGTTTATCTATACCTTGATCAATGTTTCTGAACTTGAGACCTGCAGGAAGGTTGTTTACTTCTGGAGACACTGTCTCTTTGCCCTTTCCAGTAGTACGGTAGATTGAGTCAGTTAATGCGATTATCATATTCATGAAAGGAGCAAATGACTGATCGATTGCTCTGATTGAACCTGACTCATCCCACAGATACAACCAAACTCCTTCTTTGAATAAGTCCTTTATACCATGCTTCTTCAGCCACTTCATACGTTCTTTAGATTTATAAGATTTCTTTCTGATGAAACCTTTAATCTTGTTTACGAAGTCTCTGATAAAGTTTCCGATAGCATTAATTGCTGCACGGATAAACTTGAATGGATGGAACTTAAACTCACCTGAATGAGCTTTCTCAGCCATAGAAGCAACTGCTTCCTGGATAGTTGAATCAGGTTCGATTGTGATATCTGCAGCGATGTTATAGTACTCTGTGAATATCTCAGTTCTATCCATTGAAGAAAGTGTGAGATTAAGCATAACGGTTTGCTCCAAAGCATACTCCATTGTCTCAATCTCTTCAATCTCTTCAGAGTTATCAGTATCATCGTCATCGAGTTCTGATTCAGCTGCTTTGTATATACCATACCTATCAAGTGCAGTATTCATTGCATCGTCTTCATCCATACCCTGAGCAAGAAGTTCTTCATAATCCTTCTTTACTTCAGGATCAGAAGGAACATACTTCTCGCCGGTTATCTTGGACTTTGCATAATTGAGTTCCTCAACATGCATAGCTTCTTCGGAACCGATATGACCATACAATCTACTCAGCATCGGATTCTCTGTCTTCTGTGCAGATTCGAAATACTGTTTGATTGCTTTCATCTCATCGGCGATGTTTGCGTTGAGAGCATCGATATCCTCGGAGTTGTAATCATTCTGAACATCTGAATCATCTTTTCCGAAATCATCGTCATCGTTATCGTCAGAACCATACTTCTCAAGTCTTTCGTACGTCATGTATCTGCCGTTATCATCATCCGACGACGAATCATCATCGTCGGATTTATCAGAAACTTCATCATCGTTGTCATCATCGTCATCATCTTCGTTATCGAGTTCTGATTCATCAGGTTCATCGTTACCGAAGTCCATGTCGTCTTTCTCATAGTCAGAGTCGTAATCTTCCTCATCTGGTTCATCAGCTTCATAGAAGATTTCGTTATCGAGTTTCAACTCTTCAAGCATCTAAAATCACTTTCCTTTCGTATATCAATTTAAGAGATATTCAACCAGTGTATCGATGTATTCCTCGGTGAAAATATCATAGTCTACATCAGCACCAGCTATCAGTTCGTCTTTGAATTCTTCCTGGAATAAAGCATCATCCTCATTTTCATTAAATCTATCGAGCATTTAAAGCTCTCCTTTCATCTTATTTTTGTCGCTGTTCCTTCGTGGAACGGATCATGCTGTGTGAAGTATTTCTGACATGTTTCCATTGACGAACCATATGGTGGATGGTCCTTATACTCCCACACATAATATTTGATTTCCTTGAGCATCTTATTAGCATCAGATACTTCAAATATTTTGTCCATTATTTTGAGTGCTGCTTCTTCTGGAGACTTGACTTCATATACGCCTTCCATCAGTTTGAAAGCTCCTTCAGGATATATGAATCCACCCTTACCATCATCAACAAGAATGAATGTATGAGTATCATCACCCGGAGTCTTCGCATATAAGTAGAACTTTCTACAAGTATATCCATATGCTTCCAAATATCCAGCTTCCCATTCTACGAAGTCATAGCAGATACCACCATGATTCTTCTCAAACTCTTCGGGAGATTGGAGATGGTATTTCGTATTAAACTCTTGAGGAGAAGCATCACGTACTGAACCATTCTCTGCAAGACCCCATTTGAATCCATACATCTCATCAGCCATGTCTTTGCAAACTCCCATAGGAGAATAATCATATGCAACATCTTTGAGAACCTTTGGTTTCACAAGCCAATGCCATTTGAAGTTGTAAACGTTTCTACGTTTTGATTCTCCCTTGGTTGATGGAACTGCATTCTTACGACTCTTATCAGATACAGAATCGATTCTGATAATTCCGTATTGCTTCATACGAACTGGTTCTTCTATCCATATCTCCTTTGTGAGATTAGCATCGTATACTTTCTTCTCCTTGATGAGCTGTTTGTTAGTTCTGTATTTGTACGCATTGAGAGGTTTCTCAGGTACATACACATACCAATCTTTGAGTTTATCGGCAGTCTTCCAACGACCGATATTCACAAGGATTGCATTGAGACAACCTTCGATTGATGGAGAGAAACATATACGGGGAGTTGAAACATCTTCAAAGTCGGGAAGAGAAGGATCATACTTATCCAAGTATTCCGGAACACGTGGTTTGAATACTTGACCATCAAGATGTCCTTGAGGAGATATGTGGAATACCTTCTTCTTTGACCACGGGTTTACACCATTTCTGATATCACCCCATGCTCCTTCTTGAACAGGGGTTTGACCAAGCTCCTCTTTTAATACTTTATAGAACTCCATTGTTTCATCATGTATATCTACTGATTCTTGTGTGATATCAGCCTTATAGATCACATGGATTGAACAAGTTCCATCAGAGCGACACTCTTCAAGTTCATACGCGAGAGGACCTTTGCTCCATATTTTATCATATAAAGCATCGATGTCTTTTGTTTTTCCATTAAAAGTATGATCATATTTACTCGGTACCAAATAGGTGCTACTAACCTTCATGTCAGGGAATTCTCTCTTAACAGCACTGACAAGTTCATTCGGAATAGTTCCCTTTTTGAATATAATACCGTATGTGAAATAACCACCATTGTCAGAAGTCCATGCTGTACCATATCCTTGGAGATAATCACAATTCACATATCGTTCAACGATATCCCAGAATCGAGCAATTTTCTCATATTGTTCACCATTATCAACACACCAGCGTTTATAAAGTATTGAGACTTTCTTCATTGGGATATTGGTTTTAGATTCTTGAACGGGGTTCTTGTACGGTCCAAGCTTCGGATTATTCGTTGCTTTACCAGATATATGATAGCGAACTGTGCACTTGATCACTTTGGAGACATGAACTTCGTTCTGAGCTGTGTCATCTATAAGATACTCCAAGTCGTCAGCCATCCATTTATAACGACATAGCCTGTCGGCATACTCGTGACCGTCTATCACATGGATATAGCCGGTGTTCTCAATCTCATATGGTTCAAGTTCAGGATAACCTTCGACATATACATGAACATCTTTGAATGGTTTATTCAACTCATCCTCAGAAGCATGCATCCATTCTTCATACTGAAGATTGTATGTTCCTTTTGGAACATGCTTTTGAATATCCATATCATTCCATATGAATATTGATGCAATACCTATATACGGAGATACGAACAAAGGACCGTTAAGTTCAATGCAATTACCATACTTTTTCGGTGAACCAAAGTACAGTTTATCGAATGATTTATCTTTTACAGGAATCTTTTCATATTTATCGGTATGAACAGCTTCCTGCTGAATGGGTCCACGTGCAGCATTCAGATCTACACCATCACCATACTTTGCAAAATCACCCGATGTGAATACATCTTTGGATTCAAGCATGCCAACGTCCTCATCACTCAACATACCATTCTCTTTCATGTATGGTATATCAAGTGCAGGATCCCATGGAACAATTGTAGATTCATCATTCCATTTATCGAATAATTCTTTATTGAATTCTCCAGTGTCTAATCTGCAGATATAAGAATTATCATAATTGACATCTGATACATAGGAGCTTGTCTCAAGGAACTTCTCAACGAATCCTTGTTGTGGATCCATTATCCACTTCTTATCTCCATCTACGAGAATAAGAAACTCATGCCCACCTTCAGAACCTTTCCAGTTTACATGGCAATACCATCTGGCTTTAGGACCACTCTCAGCCAACAAATCCAACCAATCATCGAATCCAGATTTAAGAGATTTTCTTACAGGATTCTTGATGATGGTCTCCCCCACGATTTCCAATGCAGGATCTCGTGGGGAATATATTGGCCTGGGTAATACATCTATTCCACGAAAGTTTGCCTCCGCACACCATGTGCACAGTTGGCAATTCTGATTCCCCGTTGGAGGTTTAGAATCAGCTTGTACTTTGTCATGAATTCTGGAAGCTATCTTCTTAGCATCTTCAATGGTCCAATCTTCGTTCATGTATTCATTTATCAGGTATTTCAGTTGTTCTTCGACACCATGGTCTTGGAAGTTCTTACATACTGCAGATGCCAACAAATATGATTCACCGTATATATTCTCTCGGATTACATAATATGCAACCGGAGTCATCTGTTCATCAACGAAGATTGTTCCACGACACGAAGAATCGATGTTGGGATATATGTCATTGAGACCTTGACCATAATCCCAACGAACATGTTTATTTCGCATTGTCTCAATGCATTTAAGTGATACCGGACGATACCATCCAAGATTCCACTTATCATTTGAGAATGCTTCCTTGATTGCTTCCTCTTTAGCATACTTCAAAACGGTTTCCCATTTAGAATAATCCATATCCAGCTTCTTAGCAGCAGCTATGATATTCTTGGCAAGTATGGGTTTATCTGCTTCATCTGCTTTATTGAAGAATCTAACAGCTTGAAGAATGTGATCTTTATCCAACTTGCCATCCTTATCCGTTAATGGATACTTTCGTTTTGAAGGTATACCGAAGGCAGAATCGGGAAGCTTGTTTCTGTCTTCGGTATTAATTTTTCCTTCATATATAATCATTTATGGTTTCACTTCCTTACCATGTGATCTCGATATCATCAAGATAGTATTCAGTCTGTACTTGAGCGCGATGCGCTTCTTTTTCACGTGCTTCAGCTTTGTTAGCTTTACGCTTTTCAAGCTTCTGTTTGCGTCTTGCTATCGCTTCATCGTATTGTGCAAGCTTTCGCTTAACTTCTGGATCTTTTTCAGCTAACTCACGAATTTTTCTTTCGACGTAATTTGATCGAGAATCCAACTCCGCGTCAAAATTCTTTTTGGCATCTAATCGATCATAAAGCTTACGTTTTTCGACGTCATATGCGGCATTGAGCTCCTCTTCTTCTTTTGCAATTTTCTTTTGGAAGTCTTCATCCTTAAGCAATTCTGCCTCACGCGCTTCCATCTTATTAGCGTATCCCTCAAATTCATCAGAATACTTCTTCCTTTTAGATTCAAGAAAATCATCATCCAGTCTTTCCGCTTTTAAAGTATCTTCGAACTTTCCGGACTTCTTAAGCTCTTCAATCTCTTTCGGCGAATATCCAAGAATATTCTCCAATCTTTCTTCTGGAGACATTTTTAATTTCTTTAAGAAAAGTGATAGTCTATCCATCGAATCCAGTTTCTTACTAAATAACTGAGTATACTGTTCATCTTTGCGTGCAAGATCATCGACTATTCTATCTTTGTCTGCAACTCTGGCTTGGCTTTTCTCAAGCTTGTCGAGGGTGTTAGTATATAACCTTTTGGTTTCTTCTGGCATATCTTTGGCTTCATTTTTATGACGCGCTAAACCCATTTTTCTTCCACCGAATCCATTCTTGTTATGGAGTTCACCATACAAATCAGCATATTTTTCTTGGGGGTCATTTGCATGCCTCATCTGTGGATTCCGATCAGAGTATCTCAAGTCTTTGAAGTCTTTCTTATTTACTTCTTTGATTTCATCCTTTAAATCTCTTATTTCTTTTGATCTATTTTCATCAGAAAGATCTTGATCGTTGTAATCATGTATATGCCCCTCTTCATGCTTTAATGTTGATCCAGCATGTTTAGGTTTCTTTCGTAAATCTTTTGGTTGAATATTTATATGGCTATCATCCCAGTCAAGACCCTTCCTTGTCACGTATCCAAATGCAGCAGTTGGTTTTCTTGTATCAAAACTCATTTTGGCACGTTTATTTTCTACATTGCCCGTTTCGGGATTTTTTAACTTTGATATCAGATTTGTAAGTTCCCGACTTTGCATCATAATCATTTTCGCGAAGAATTTTATTCATTCGATTGCGATCTTTGTTAGATCCTCTACTACCGGCATTCACACGTTTACCATCGATTTCGATAGTATTTGTTTTCGGATCATAATTGTGAAGCTTTAAATATTTATCATAAGGCTTTTCAGTTTCTTCAACAAACTCGGGTTGAAGATCATTAGTATCATATAATTCATCAAGCATTTTAAGCTCTCCTTTCATGTATCAAAATTACCAGTCGGTCAATCGATTAATACAGAGCCCCCAATACGGGGGCTCTATAAACGTTTTAGATTTAGAATAAGATGTCAACTTCCGGCTCGAATGAAACATAGTATGACTCTGTTGCAGGCTTAGGAGTCTGCTTCTTAGATTTTGCTTCAGCTTTAGATTTTGCTGAAACTCTTGAGTGTATCGTCTTGATTCCTTCGGTGATATCGTTGAATGCGTCCAGCAACTTTTTCGGGAGTTCAAGACACTTCTGCGCAATATCGGCAGTATTGGTGTTGCCGTCCGCCTGAGCCACTCTATAGAGCAACTTGGTTTTAGATCTCAAATCTTGAGCATACTTGTACCAATCATCATAACCTCCGGTTTCCAAACCACTAGCAACCGCATCTACGAGTCTAGGAAGTGGAGTTGCAATGATCTTCTCAAGACGTTTGTCTACTTCTTTAGACAAATCAACAAGCCGTTGAGCGATCTCTTCATTTGTTATTTTATCAAAATCAATCTTATCCCACTCCTGAAACAATGAAGCAAATGCAGCTATTACTCGATGACCATGTTTTATCCGCACCAATGCGTCAAGAATCTCTTTATCATCCTTGCCTTTTTCGTTGATGAGTTTGTCATTCTCCTTAAACCACTTGATTGCTCTCTTCATCGACTTCTTTCTGAAAGCTTCGCAAATGCGGAGGAATGCATTTACAATTTTATCGAGAATGTGCCCGAAGCCTGCCTTTACCATAGAACCAACTGATTCTGAATATATGTCGTCATATATATCGAGTTCGCACTCAAGAACAAACTTATGAAGTTCCCAGAAACCTTGGTCTGTTAAGACAGTTGCTTCTTCGACATACTCGGGTTCTTCATCTGGGGTATCTTACCAGAATTCATTATAATTGAATTTTATATCCATAATAGACACCTCTACGCTTTAACCATTTCTTGTTTCTTTGCAGGATTTGCAATAATGTCATCGACCTTCTTTGCATCCTGAAGAAAATCAGTTATAACGGTTTTGATTTTCTCCTTATCTGTAGCATCAGATTTTGTCATAGTGATAATCTTATTTGTCGAATCGATAAGTTCACCCATGACCTTTCGCTCTTCTTCGGTGAATGCATTAAATCTCATCTTAAGAGCTTTAAGATCTTTCTTCAGATTCTTAAATACCTTATAGATTTTCTTTGGTTCAGGATTCTTATCATCGCTAATCATATCGGCAATTTCGCATAAGTCTTTATGAACATTTTTGCCGGATTTGCATATTCTTACAACCGCACGTATTCCTTTGAACGCTGCGACGGAAGTAGCAATCGCACTAGCAGTAAAGCCAACAAATAGAGGCCCCCATTCAGGATGAAGACACGCTAGGAGCGTTTCCGGCAATTCCCAGGGATGGAGTATCAGTCGCAAGCCTCCTACGAAACAAAGGGCTCCAAAACCTGCTATATCGGCTAACGCGCCCTCTTGGTACAGCTCATCTGTGTCATATTGATTGAGAATTCTGTCAGCCTTCATATCGAGATCTGTGTCATAGTATGATTCACCATAACAGTCATCATCGCTATCATCTAACTCAGCAGATTCAACAAGTAATTCAAATGCCATATTATATCACTCTTTTCATTTAAAATAGAATAAATATCCCCCGGGAAACCCGGGGGACATATGTTTTGTTGTTGTATAGAGTACGGGTTTATGGATTATTATCAATCCATGAAACGGCCAGGTCTGGGAGTTGCTGCCGGAGGATCGTTCTTATATCCGATAGCAAGATCTGAATCCTCGATATCCATATCGAACATTCCGCTTCTGAGTTTATTGTTGCCTGTGCTAACAATGTTCTCAGGGTTGAAGGATGTAAACTTCTCTTCGAAGAGATCCTTGAATCCTGAAGAAGCTGCATCATAAGATGCTTCCTGAACCATTTCGTTAGTATAGAAATCGAAATCAAACATAGCTATTCTCCTTTTTATTTTATTTACCATACAGCGATGTGAGCATGTCTTGAATGTATAAACGATTCAAAGCCACAATCAATCTGTAGGTATGAGTGTAGTTAACAGTGGTGAATACCAACTTTCGATTTTTCCAATCTACATAGTATCCATCATCTATTATTTCTCGGTTTTCCCGAAGCTTTATTGAAATGAACAATTCTGGATTTAGATGATTTTCCAGATGGAAATTCAATATTCGATTCAATGATTCGTCCAAGATTGGTTCCAATGAAATCTCCCGTTCATCCCAGTCCAACTTGCATATTGGTTTGGCATGTATCACCCAGCCATATGCCAAAGGAAAATCCTTTTCATTGAAGCTATCTGAGAAGATTGGAATGATTACATCCATTGGAGAATCGTGAACTATTCTTGTTGGTCCATCCGAAGGATGACATAAATCGAATAATCCAATTGTATTATACTCGCAACGAAGTGTGAATGTAATTGGACAATCAACATCCACTTGTCCATTCTTTGTAGTATTCGAATAGTTGAATTCGGATATTGAACACAGCAGCGAACTTCCGTGATTGATGTAGAAAGCATCAGCGTGTCTGCCAGATGAGAATCTATATGATACCGGATAAGTTGTGTGCATGTTCAGATAATCCACGAATGGAGCAACTGAACCATTCTTATCTCTTATTGGTATCTTTATATAGTCCGATGTGGCTTTTAAAAACCCATCAGGAATAGCCAACTCCAATGCAGTTTCGATATCCGGCATAAATGAACCATCCGTTGGTATTTTATTTTGTAAATAAGAAGCCCAACGAATTTGCTCTGAGATTGAACGGAAAGCCAACACGAAATCCAAATACAGGACTACTCGATTGATCTTTCCTCTCCATTCGATTCCAATCCGAGGGTCCGATAGCAATCTTTCCATCTCGGAGCGATTCTGAAATCGGTCTGAAGTAGATGACCAAGTCGTAGTTGCAAATGAACCCGCGGTGAATCTGTTATCTAAAGCTGGTAAACTTACACGTGGATTTACGATACACATTGGATATGACTGTGTTCTTATCTGTTTCGGTGTATGTCGCAATTGTCTGTGCGCTAACTTCGTTGAAGGAAGTGCCGTACTGAATGTTCCACTGGGGAATTGATCCAGTATGAATTGCAACATAATTGCAGTCACATTTCCAATCGAATGCATTATATCAGTACCCGATTGACAAGCAATTGACATTTTGCATTGATGATTTTGTATGCTGTTTAAGGGCGTCTTCGTTGTTGAATACGCTCCATATTCGTATGTCACTGCTGGGTCACGTATAACCCGATTCGTTTTACCCTCACTGAAATTATTATCATTCCTCTTATTCCGAGACATCATGTGTTCATCGTTCATAAAAGACTACCTCACGATTCTTGCACTCGGGATATCAACACAGATAATACTTGAGAGAACAGCTGTGGATTGTAGTATCTTATAAAGTCAAAGTCGAATTTGGTTATACTCGGACATCGATTCAATATCATCAACGGTCTCCACATGTTCGTGGTGTTGTACCGTTCATACGCACACATCTTTGGATTGCGTGCATATTTCTTATTGAATGCTTCATAAGTAATCATATTAGGATATGACTCTATTATCCGATAGAACTTCAACGGAAGATACGAAACAACTGCATCCCATGAATGTTTCTCATCCGAGGATGGGTCTTGTGTTGATAGAGTAATCGACGAGGAAATTGATGATAATGTGAATAAATCTGAATTGATATAGTTTATCAGCGAGGGGAGAAGAGTCTTTATTTCAGAATTCATAAATCATCACCTCGTTTGTTATGGTTATGATATTTCGACATACATTCCAAACACATCGTTGTCTTCACATACAAGAGTTCCTTCGATGTTATTACCATCTGAAGAAATTACTCTGTCTGAATCAGCACCTTCCATTTCAACCCTTACAGTTAGAAATGAAGAAGTGTTAATTTCTTTCTTGACAAAGTTTATTGATGAGAAGATGGGAGATATGATTTCCACCATATCTCCATCTTTAATCTCACCAACTGTTGCTATTGTACATTTCGACCGCTGTGGTATATGAAATGCTGTCATATCATTTTTCGTAAGAAGCATATTATATCACACTGCTTCCTATTGCTGGATTAACCGCCGACGATTATAGATTATATAGCGAACTGATTGAGAACGGGATCGTTCTGTGCAGAAGGAAGGCTTACCTTGCTACCAGTTACCTCGTTTCCGAGCTCCTGACCAGTCTGCACGATGAACTTAACCGAAACAAGTGCATCCTTTGCATACTTGACAAGATCACTGTTTCCACCATCAGCCTTATTGATAACTTCGCTAATATCGGCAATCTTCACTTCAACTGCCTCAAGCTTTTCAGCTGTCTCTTCAGAAGCCTTAGCTGCTACCTCGATATCTTCCATCACAGGATCATTCCTGTCGAGGAATGCGCCGATAGCCTTGTTAGTTGCTCTACGCTGGTTCTTATTCTGTGTAGCAAAAGCCTTTCTGAGAAGATCCTCTGCCTGGTTCAGCTCATTTACCTTGTCAACAAGATTTGTCTGAAGACGATTCTTCTCAGATGAAGCGTTTTCAAGAGCCTTCTTGGTCGCATCAAGAGCAGCGTTTGCCTTATCAAGTGCAGCGTTTGTTGCCTTGAACTTAGCAGCCAACTCTTTGCAGTTAGCGAGAAGGTATCCTGCCTTCTTCTCGAGAGCAGCATTCTTTCTTTCCATCTCAGCCATCTGAGCAGCATGACGCTTCTCCTGTCCCTGAAGCTGATACTCTGCATCGCTGTTCAGCTTCTTGATCTCCTTCTCCTTGAGCCACTTAGCGAGCTTTCTGAAAGGATTCTTCTCACTCACGAAGCGCTTCTTGAAGAATCTTGCAACAGCACGAACCATCTTGAGAACGCCGATTGCAATTGTACCAAGAACCTTCTTGATAGCGTTGCCGTCCTTCTTCCATTCCTCAACCTTAGCGATCTTGCCTGTGAGCTTAGCAGTTACGGACGGACCATACTTGCTTTCAGTGAAGAACTCATCGACATCACATGTTGCATACTCGGAGAGCATTGCATACTTTGTCATTACATCAAACATTGCTGAAGCAACGTTGATCTCTGCATTCCACTGCTCCATCTGGATATCAGAAACAGATGTATCGTTTGTAGTCTCAACGATTGCAGACTCCATAATGAAATCATTAAGTGTCATATTTATCAAACTCCTTTCCTATTATCTATTGATGCTACCAGAGATAGCATATACAGAATCGCAGAAGCCCTTGGAGACAGCATCTGCATACTTAACTGCTGAATCAGCCCACTCCTTAGCGTTTGAACCGATCTTAGCAACAGACTTTGTTACCTTCTTAGAAGCAGCGTCTGTCTTGTCGATAACTGTAGCGATTGCTGTCTTAGCAGCGCTCTTGTTAGAGCTGTTGCCGAACTCGTTAGCAACGCCTGTAGCGATTGCACAGATAACGTATGTTGAAACGAATACGTTCTCGAGATCCTTTGCAGAGATGGAAGCTGTGTAAGAACCTTCCTTATCAAGCTTAGCCTCAGAAGCAAGCATTGTGCCAAATGTTGAGAGAAGATCTGCAACATCTGTGAGTGTCTCAGCTGAACCAGGTGTAGTTGTAGCTGACTTACCAAGATAAGCCTTAACTACGTCATCACCGAATACTCCGTCGAGGTCAATGCCGAATGCTGCAGCTGCAGCGCCGTAACCCTTAGCAAACTTCTCTGCGAGAGATGAAGCCTTGCCACCCTTGAGGAAGTGTGCACCGTCGATCTGAACGATCTTTGAACCAGGGAGATGCTTAACCTGGATAAGCTTAGAAGCGCCGTTATCAGTGATGATAAGCTGAGCGAGCTTCTTAGCGAAGTCGATGAAGTTTGTATCAGATGAGAGACCGTAAGACTTACCGATTGTCATGATAGACTTGCGAGCCTTGTTTGTGCTCTCCTTTATCTTACGAGCTGAAGAGAGAATAAGGTCGTATGTTGCCTTAAGCTGCTCAGCTACTGCTGCATTAGCTGCTGACTTAGAGCCATCCTGAGTTGCAGGAAGTCCAGCGTCTGCTGCTTCCTGAACATATGAAGCGCCGAAGCCCTCAGGAGTCTCAGAGATTTTGTATTCGTTATCGAAGATTGCAGATGCTACTGCGATCTTGCCATATGCTTCCTGCATAAATACATCTTCAACAGAAGCATCACCAGTCTCGATATCGAGCATGAGATCTGTGTATTTCATAATATTCATTAGCTCCTTTTTAAATATATTTTTACTCATGAATCTCTATGCAAGAGCCCCACTAATGCACAAATAAACATGGTAAATTATTGAAGGGTAACTATTATAATAGCGACTGGGAAAATCCCCAGTCTACTTATTATACATTTAAAGCTTTCTGATTGTTCTTCCACACATTAATGAACTGAATTGCCTGGTTCTTATATGTGTTGATCAAATCAGTTTTGAGTGAACGTTTTTGCATTCCGTAGTCCACAAGCTGTTTGTACTTGGGATCATTCTCACGTTTTGCGAGTAACAACGCAACTATCGATACTGAGATATTCTCAATAGTTGAATCCGTGAAGTCGATGGTGTTCTTGATATCCAAACCATTCTGTTTTGCTAATGCTTGGAGTTCTTCATTCTTCTTGAGATTTGTCATCAGTTTCCCGATATGTTCGATGATCATTTCATCCGTGATTCCCATACCATATACACTCTCCTTTCTATGTATGGATTTACGATCAAGTTTTCATTTTTATTATCATACATTTTATATGTATATCATTTAAATGTAGATATTAATAAAAATATAACTTAGGAGGTTATAATAATATGAAGAATCTAATGATTGAGTTGATAAAATTAAATTCAAAACTGGATTTGATATTACAAACAGATGAAATATCATCCGAAAGTGATAAGTCAAACACAGTGAATATGTGTCTCGAAGTACTTGATGAGTATTCAGACACAATTGACACGATATTCAAGCTCGGAGAATTATCCGAAAAAGAATATAATGCGATTAATGATTTATCCAAAGAGGATGATGAATTATTCGCAAAAGAAGTTGAGAAAAGTAAAGTGCTTCTCATTCAATTAGCCGGAGTGATGAGCATTTAACCGAAAGGAGAATTTAAAATGTTAGATGAATTAATAAGAGCAAACCAAAAGCTGGATGATGCATTATCAAAGATTGATATGGATAATCCAGATGTTGATGAAGCCACATCCGTAATGATGGGAGAAGTTCTCTCATGCTTGGCAAACATCGGAGAATTGACACCGGAAGAATTCATTGAATTATTCATCAAGAGTAACCAGATTTCAGCATTCAAAAAAGAAGTTGGAAAAGCAATGTTTATGATATCGCAAATCAAAGGTGTCCATGAGATAACCAAGGCATCATCAGAATGGTGAAAGGAGATATGTAATATGTTAAAACGATTAAAAGATGCCAACGATTTATTGGAAGAAGCCATCAATGGGGTTGACACCAATCATCCCAATTGGGGTATTCCAATTGCAATCATCATGAAAGAAGTCAAACCTATCGCGTAGCAGATCCGTGAATTGGATATTGACAATCTCAAAAGAACACACCGTAATCGAATATGTCTCGAAATAACGAGATCGCATATGCTGATGGACAGAGTCCCTCTCGCTATTTCCAACAAAGAATGAGTTTTAATTAGGGGGCTTTAAGCCCCCAACTTTTTTCAATTTTTATTAAAAATTTTTACGAAAAAATTTTTTTGAAATTTGTTATGTATACAATTAATATGAAATTCCATTTCATATTAAAAACTACTCTTAGTATATCTATTACTCATCTATGCTATTATACTATTATATCTATCTCGCTATTGATCTACTATTGATATCTTGTGTTGTCTAATATCTCTATATTGCAAATAGTATCTAAGCTTTGTCATCCTGTTCAAAATAACAAAAGATACTAGTACTAGCTAAACTTAGTCTCCGTCGTGGTATCTGACATATATGACATCGTGAACGTAGTGAACGATGTCATGGATATGTCAATACCAGGTGTGTAGTACGAGCGTAGCGAGTACTACACAGGACAGGTGTAGGAGATATGCAATATACTAACCTAGCGAATCTGAGTGACGATTCTTACGCGGGTGTATTCTTTTTAATGATATCATTTTTGAAAATGATACAAACTTTTGCTTTGTTTCCCCCCTCCCCCGGGCTCCGCCCTCCCCCTCCCCCTTTCGGGGGAGTAAGATAGTGAAAGCTAGTAGGAGGGCGGAGCACTGTGGTATTCACCTCAGAGGACATTCGTCACAGTTTCCTTTTTCTTTCTTTGTTTCTTTCTTTCTTTTTTAAAATATTAGTATGGAAAATTGAAAAATAATTTGAAATTGAAATAAGTTTTGAATTGATAAAATAGAATTAAAAAGTTAATTAGATATGCTTATTTGCTAGCTCCTCCACCTGTCCTGTGTAGTACTCGCTACGCTCGTACTACACACCTGGTATTGACATATCCATGACATCGTTCACTACGTTCACGATGTCATATATGTCAGATACCACGACGGAGGCTAGATTAATTAGTAACCTCGATAATCTTTTTCGGAAGTAATTCGGAGGAAGTTTTCAATTTGATATTTGATTCAGTTTAAAAAGAAAATAAATTTCGATTCAATATCATCAAAATTTTTCATCTGTATGATTCCTATTCAATGGGAACTTCGATTATCGAATTCATAAATGAATTCTCAAATCTCAGTGCTGAAATCGGATTATCTGAATATACAGAATATACATCAATGAATGATTATCAGTAATCTCTCAGAATGAAAAGATTATATGTTATCAATGTTATGCTCAACAGTGTTTCGCTCAGATTGAGTTTGTGAAGAAACCTTTATCTCAATTTAGAAGACGAGGCTACGCCTCTCGTTTTATCGTGGAGCCACGCCCCCGGCGGCACACAATATATATTTCATATTTATATCTTTAATCTGGTATAATATGAAAACAAAACCTTATCAAACAAACTTAAACAAGGAGGAAATTTAAATATGTTAACAGATGAAAATATCATCAGTTTGATAGATACTTTAAAAGATGAAAAAGAAAGCCATACAGTAATTCCATTGTATGTAGTAATGAATGGAACATCATACGATTTACTCGATATGAATAAGATAATTGATTATGTTCCAACTTCATTCAGAGTTGGTTTCGGGTGTTATCGTGATTATTCATATCGACAGAAATTCATGGTACCTGACGATGTGTTTGTTCAGTTTGAAGTTAAGAATGTAATTACTATCGAAGACTTCAAATATGTTGTATTCGAAACATACGGAATCGAAGATGAAGACATCGAGAAATATGGCAAAACTCATCGTACGTTGTCAGAAATAAATGAGTATATTGAATTATTGAGAAATGAAGCTTATCGATGTTATCAAATCAATAGAAAGAAAAGATTGGAGGAAATTATGAAGAATGCCGAATAATGGAAAATTGTTACAAACCAAGATTCAAATGCAAGAATCGGGTTTATTCAAAAAGATAAACAATCAAGAAGTATGGTGTATATGTCCATTCTGTGGAGATAACCATGAGAATTTCAATATCAAATTCGTAATGGATGATGATACTCCGTTACTGTATCATTGTTGGATTTGTGAAGAAGGTGGAATGGTAACAAATAAACTGTTAACTCAGATTGGTTTGGATAATCCTACATTACCATCAACTATCAACTTTGATAAATCGAAATCCAAATCTGTTAAAAACAATCAATCAATATCCAATGAAACATTCAAATTATCTGATTATTATGATAATGAATATCGAAATGAAATATGTTCAAAATACATTTACAAAAGAATCGAATTTACTCCGGATATTCAAACCATGCAGATGTTTAATATAATTCCGGATATTCAAAAATATTGCAATGATTTCAGAATTAATTATAATAAATATATGAATGAAAGAGTTTGGTTTCGAATGAAGAATGGTATGTTGGCTGGAAGATTGATTGATGATAATTCTAATCAACAACGTTGGATGAAATTGAAACCTGGTTATGTGTCAGGAATAACAATGTACACTGTTCAGAAACCTTTTGACGTAACTCAGAATCTTACGATATTTCTATCCGAAGGAGTTTTAGATTCAATCGGTTTATTCAATTATTTCAATGAGAATGATTCTGATAAGAATGCTTTGTTCATATCATGTATGGGTAGAGGATATGACCCAGTTATCAGGTCTTTGATAGTATCGGGGTTATTTGGTAAAAGTGTTTCGATATGTATCATGTGTGATGCTGATTATACGAATCCAAAATATGAATTTGCATATAATCAATTATTCTCAAATATCAAATTATTTACAAATGATATCAAGAAGGATTTCGGATATCCTATATCTGATATCAACATGGTGAAACTGAAATAATGTGTGGGGGCTCAAGCCCCCACTTTTTTGAAATTTCATATGTATATTATTAATATGAATATAAGGAATGAATCATGGATAAGTCCCACTGGAGCAAGAGCTTTGGTGGTAGATGTATAAAATGATTCTATCCATTATATCGCATAAGGGCGGCGACCGACGCCAGGCATCCGAAAGGATGAGAAAGGATTCGTTATGAATACTAATTATGATTTTGCAGATTTCTCATCAAACAACACATTTGCTGCAGAAGGCAGCAGTGAATCTTCCGGCACACGGGAGATGTCTCCCGTGGAGAAGGGCTGCTTGATAGCAGCCACAGCTGCCACTGTTGCGGTGGCAGGTGCGCTGGTCTATGGCTCCGTTAAAACGTTCAAGTATCTTTGATGCTTGAGCGTTAACAGCCATAATGAAATTAATCCCCGCCATCAGGCGGGGATTATTTCTTTTTATTTTTTTTTTTTGATTAGAGTGTTCTCCAAG